TTCTATTTCTATCTTTACTTCTTTTCTTTCTTTGACGATACCATTTTCAATGGATCGTCAACTTTATCAATACTCCTCATTCCCCCCTCTAAACTGTAACAAATTTTATTCAAATTTGTTACGAGGTTTTTTTTTCTTGTGTCTATTTGCTAACGCAAATGCTTTTTCTTATTCTTTTTCTTGTTCTTTATGGAAAATGGATCTGTTCGATAAAATCAAATTGTTTATTTCTGATTATTCATTGTTAATAACTTTTACCTTTTATGCTGTGTTTGTTGATAATCTTTTTTATATTTGTTTAAAATTATTTATTGAGCAATTATGAACAATAACAAAAATAAAGTCATTGAAGTTTCATACACAAGGGAAGCGGTTAAGGACGTAGAAAAAATGATGGTGCTTGATACATTTGCTTTTTTTATTTGTATCAAAAGAATTTGCCAACAAAGAAATTTAGATCCTTACAATATGAAGCATATTAATATTGCAATTGAAATTTTAAAAATGCAAGTTGCTAATAACTAACAGTGTAAACCAATAAAATAAATAAATATGTCTAATTCAGAATTAAAAATGTATCACGTTGCTTTTTATAGCGATTCAACAACTTATGTTTTGTCGTGCTACAACATTGAAGCAACCAGTATGGCAGAAGCTATCAATAGTCATTATGCAAAATTTCCAACCATTGAACCTTTGTATATAATGCACAAAAAAAAATAAGATTACCTTTATTTTTATAATGCTAGTTGTGGGAACAACTAGCATTTTTTGAACAATACTAAACAAATAAAATGATTGAAGATATTGCAAAAAAAATAAAATCAATTCCACGAAATGAGCTAAATGTTAATAAAGTGGAGGAAATTTTACAGATTAGTTTTGATCGAGAAAAAAAAGAATTTAAAACCAAAGTTATGTTGATTTTAATAGATTGTATGAATCAAGAAAAATCAATAAGTGAGGCAATAGTAACAATTAATAATTTAGAAAATGGAAAATAATTTTTTTCAAAAACAAATGAAATTTGAAAATGACAAGTTTGGCAGAATGACTGCAAACTTTAATCTGGATAACTGGAGAGAGTGTAGAAATGAAAATTACTGGGAAAGTGATAAAATACAAAACCCATTAGATCGGCTCAAATATAAAAATCTTTGCATTGAAAATTATTTAGCAATTAAAAAATTACTTGAAAAATGAAACAAACAGCAGTAGAATGGTTGATTAGTAGATTAAAAATTATGGAGGCAATTGATGTTAGAGATGTTCAACAAGCCAAAGAAATGGAGAAAGAGCAACAATGCCAGAAAATTATTGATTTTTTGACGTGGACAAATAAAATTGCATTAGAAAATCCGATGGCTCTCGAAACAGACCACGATGATATTGCATATATGTTTTTGAATAATTATTATAACACTAAACCAGAATAGAATGGAAAATTTAAATTTAAAATTACCAATTAGTATTCAACCTACAGCTAATAATGATGGATACATTATTATAGATGCAGAGGGTACTGAATACTTTTTTTACAATCAAAAAGGAACTGAACTTGAATATGATGGTTTTTGTTCCAATGTTAAAAAACCTAAATCAAAATAAAATGAAAAAAAAAACAGCAGTAGAATGGTTGATTGGTAAATTAAGCAACGAAATACCACCAAGTCAGCAAGAGTTAAATGATTACTTTAAACAAGCGTTAGAGTTTGAGAAAGAAGATAAGCATTCAGAATATATGCGTGGATTTAAAGATGGATATAGTAAACAAGAAATAAAATGAAAACTGGTAATGATTGGTTTGTTTTTTTAAGCGAAGAAGAACAAATAAACTACAAAGAAAATATTTATATGCAGAATTTGAGTTTTGACTTTAAAATGCGGAACTATTATAGATCCTTAAAGGAATTTATTTATCAAGCTTTTCTTTTAGATGTTACAATTCAAGGATTTCAATATTGGGATAAAATTTCAAAAAGAAAAATTAAATTATGATAACCTTTTAAAAAAACAAGATAATATGAAAGAATTACTAAAAATATCTCCAACTCAAATTGAAATTTCAGTAAAAAAGAATCAACAAAAAGAAAAAGAATTGATTGGAAAAATCAACCCTCATTCTGGACATAAAACTTTTGAAATAAATAATGAAACCTTAGAAATTGAGGAAGCAATATTTAATAATGACTTTGCTTTTAAATACGGAAAAAATATTCAAAACAAAGAAATTTTAATAAGAGAGGGTTATTCTTATGTTTCAGCATTAAATAAAAAAAATGCTTTGAAGCAATTTTTAAAAGGAAAAAATGGGAGCAAGGAACTTGGTAAAATGAAAATTAAACTTTTCTAAATGGTTGATGATTATTTAAACTACTCGCACTGTATTGCTCTAAGAGATATTGCAGAGGATATACGAAATTCAAATCAATTAATATTTTCTGGAAATGGAAAAACTAGAGATATTTGGGTTGTTTTACCAAGTATGTTACAGAATAAAGAAATAAGGCGATTAAATGCCGAATTGGGTTTGAGATCTATTAACAGAAATAAAGAAAATATGTCAAGAATTAGAAAAAACAAATAAATATGGAAAAAACAGTACAATTATCAAATTCAGCAATTGAGTTATTGAATGATTTATCAGTTAAATACAACATTACGCCTAGCGATGTAGTTTGTGGACTTTTAATTGGTTTTGCGTTAAATAGTTTGAATGAAGTTCCAAAAGTAGCTCAAAATCAAAAAAAGAGAGTTTTATTAAAGATAGAATTGTCTAATGATGATAAAAATGAATTATACTCTAAAAATGAAAAACGATTTGTAAAAAGATACGGTTGTAATTTTGAGTATATAAGTAGATTCGGTTTCAGTAATTACATAAATGAGGAGGTTGACTAATGGGAGGAAATGATAACATAAACTGGAAAAATCCAGTAAAGGGAGTTCATTATGTAGTTGTTAGCGAACTTCCAGAAGATATTCAAAAGCCATTTGAAGATTGGTTAAAAGGTCAAACACGTCCAATGGTAGAGAAAGAGGGAGATAAAATGTTTGATTGTGCGTTTCACTGGGACTACACAAATTTTTTAATGAAATTTTGCCGAAAATAAAAGCTATTTTGTTATCCAAAGATAAGTCATTAAAGCAGTTGTAATTGAGCCAGAAACAATTGCAATTATTTTGTGATTAGATTGACGTTTTATTTCCTTGCCTAATTGCTTTTTTTGAGAAACTAATCGTTCAATTTCAACTTCTTTAATCTTACCTAAATCTTGACAAAATTTTAATTGGCTGGTTTTTAAATCAGCCAATTCTTTTAACTCGGAAATTGAATTTTTCATTAAAATTATTTCTACTGTTTGAAGTCTTGTAAGGCTATCAAAGTAGTTGCATAAGTTAAATTCCTTTAGAATTACTTTGCATTGTTCTGGAGTGAAGCAAATAAGCGTGTCGTTATTAGTTGCTATTACTCTTTGAGAAAAAAGCATTGAACTTTTGAATGATAGCATCATTACTAAGACCATCAATAATTTTATTTTCTTGAATGTAAACATACTTAATTTGAGATTTTGACTTGTAGATTTTATCCAATTTTAAATCGTTTTGTTTTAGTTTGAAATTAAGACTATCAATTTTTTTTTGAAGCAACTGCGTTTGACTTTCAATTAATAATTTCTGTTGCTCAAAATATTTCTCAACTGGATCAATCTTAATTTCTTTTTCTGACTTTTTGCTTACAATAAAAATAGATAAAAAAAGCAAAACTAATGCTACAAAAAGTGCTACAAAAGAATATAACTTTTGTCGTAAAATCAAAGCTATTTCTTCTTCCATATTAATTAGATACGATTTCTTTTAATTCTATTTCACGAACAAATTTACGTCCGCTTTCTGTAATGTGATAAACTAAACAGACAAAATCAAATTCTTCATTGATAGGCTGGATTGTTACGCTAAAGTTTTTAAAGTTTGGCTCATTAAGTTCTTCCGACAAGTCCTCCAAAGTTCTTGTAATTGTTTCTCTAATTGAACCCTCAATGTTCATTAAACCACCTAATAAATTTCCTAAAGACATATACTTATTTTTTTAATATTTAAACAAATTTAGTGATTTATTTTAGATATTGTATTAGTTACAACTGAAAATAATTATGATGCTGAAAAACCAAAATCAACTGAAATTTCAACTGGCTCTCCTAAACAAAGTTGTAATGGATCAGCCCAATACAAAAAATAAAAATCATTGATTGGGATATATGATTGTTCGTAAAAGTAAGAAGTACCGCCTACCTCAATTGCTGGAAGTTTAAAAAACGCATTCAATTCTGCCATTTTTAAATCAGCTTCTTCTTTCGTTGTAAAAACATAACCTTTAATATATTCCATAATAATTATTTATGTTTGTCTGTATGCCATTTAATGAGCTTTCTAAATCTTGTTTCCATAAAATTATTTCAGATAAATAACCATTGCTAACTGCTCCAGCTAATTTACCAATTGTGTCAAAAGCATAAAGAGTTCCATTTTGATTACCACTTGTCAAAGCTGAATTATTTCTATACATTTTTACATTATTACTAGCATCTCTTAAAGTTGTTATTAAAAATTTACCAGTTGTTGAATCTGTAACGTGAGTAATATTTCCACTACTCCATCTTGATTGTAATGCTCCAACATTATCCCAATACATCATTGACGGACTGCTTGTTCCATTATAACCTATTCCGATAGAATACAATGTAGAACTTACTCTATTTAGAACTTCAACGTGCATCATTTTTTGTACAATACTGATTGAGGAGGTTAGATTCAAGTATCTATTATTTCCAAAATAAGCAAATTTTCCAGTACTAGGATCTGTGTAAACAACTGGAGATATACTACTTGAAGCATTTGAAATTTGCGGTTGACTTGTTGTTGTTAAATTTGTTGCATCATTTGAATTTCCACTTTGGTCATAAAAAGTTCTTATCCAACCAATTCCAGCTATGTTTGTTGTATTCGTTTTGAAATATGTTTTTTCTGCTGAACCAATAGTGAATTGGCAACCCCAAACGTATAAACCTTTTGTTACATCGCCTAAATAAGAAGCATTTCCAGAACCATCAACTAATCTAATTAATACTCCATTTCCTTGAATTGTTGCACTAGATACAACATTGGTTGATATTCTGTACCACCCAGTAACTCCTACTTGTGTAACAACAACTGGATTTGTAAATGTTGAACCACTAACTGAACCATTTGTAAGATCTATTAATGCTTGTTGTAAAGTTCCGCTTACTTGGGATAAAAAGTAACATTTTGTTCTTTCTCCAGCTTTTACATAAATTGATAAATTATAATTGATTCCAATAGTGATTAACGATACACCTCTTGAAATAGAATGTGTTCCAGTAGTTGCAGTTTCTAAAACTTTATCAGCAGTTAATGTTCCATCTGGAGCAATGATTTGATCCGCAACAACCGTACTATTTAGTTTTACATAAGAACTATTTGTCATATCTTCTGAATATGTACAAAAGTTTTCTCCAACAAAATTTAATAATGAAGCTGAATCTAAAACTCCGTTTAAAAATGGAATATCTTGCTCGGCATTATCGCCATTTCTTCTTACTCTTATACAATTTCCAGAATATGCACTTCTTAATTTTCTAAATGAATAAGCAACTGTTGAATTTGGGTATAAATCTAAAAGCAAATTACTTTGCTTATTCATTGACATTATTAATGGATAATACATTTTTTTAAGCTTCTTGGTTTATTCCTAAAATATCCCATTTTGTATCAGTTGAATTGTAAATCATTCCAATGTACAAAGTCTTGTTAGCAGTTGTTATTGTTGGTAAAGTTACTCCAATTGCTCTATATTGAGTTCCGTAAGCAATTGCTTGAGCAACTCCAGAATCTTTAATTCTAATCATTATTGATTGTCCTTGAACTGGAGAGCCAGTTGGATTTTCTAAAGTTAAACTTACCGCTTGAGCAGTAATAACAACTTCATCATTTGTTGCAGTAGGTGTTACAGAAGAAGAACTAATGACAGATTGAACTCTAGGAGTATAACTTGCTTTACTATTAAATGTATTCCAATCAGTAGAAGATAAATAACCATCTGTTGAAGCACTTGATTGAGCAATGCTTAAAGTTCGATTTGCAGTAAGGTCGCCACCGCCCGAAAGCGGAGAATTTGTATTTATTTGTCTTGTGTTTGGAGGAGGGGTAAAACCTAATTCGTTTTGTTTTCCATTAAATATATTCCAATCAGTAGAAGATAAAGCACCTCGCTTTGTTGCAGAAGCAGTTGGCAAATTAAATGTGTGAATACTTGTACTAGAGATAATTTCAAAATCATTTCCAGAAGTTCCAACTTGAAAAGTTTGAGCAGTTTCAGTCAAGCCATTTAAAGAAGAAATTCCATCGGCAAATGTTGTTACAACACTACTTAGGTTATTTCCCTCTGTATATAATGTTATTGCTTTTCCATTATCATTTGATACTGTTAAATTAACAACAATTCTATCGGTTAAAGTAAGGGTTGTTCCGCTTGGGATTGTAACTCCAAATTGGTACAAATCTTTAACATTTCCATTTGTAATTTGCTCAACTATACCAGTAGATATTGTTGTTAATGTTGCTCCATCGTATTTTTGAATACTAGCTTGTATTTCAGCGTGATTTGCACCACCACCAGCTTCTGAAAGGTAACATTGAAAAATCCAAATTCCAACTGGAATATTTAATTGATTAGGCTCATTAAGGTCAGTAATAAAGGAGGCTAATAAACCATTAGAATTTCTTGTGAAATTTGCAGATACTCCAGTTTTAGCTTCTTTGCTTAACTCATACATTGTTCTTCCAGAAATAACTCCTTGTGATGTATTTCCGTTTAAATAATAAACAGTACCACCTCCAGCACCTCCTTGTTGTGGAAAAGTTCCTAAAGTACCATCGCCACGAATATATTGTGAACTATCTCCGTTTGCAGTTACTTCAATTGTTCCAGATTCAGTTATTGGAGAATTGTTTACGTCAAAAGCATCTGGCATTGATATACCAACACTTGTAACCGTTCCACCACTAGTTCCACCGCCACCGCCAGATTGAAAACCAAAACATTCTCCCATTACCTACCAATTATATTAATAGTACCAGAAGTAGTTATTGTCCATTCATCTATAAGGCTTAAACTTTCGGTTGAAATTAAAATAGGAACTCCGATTTCTAAATCAATCGAAGTAGATTCAATTCCATTGCAAATTAAACTACCTTGAACAGAACCCGAACCAGAAACTAAAATTAAAGACAAAGCAGTTAGTCCATAGTCTGTTGTTACTACTAAACTATCATTGACTAATTTATAAGTCCAAAATATTTTTCCTAATTGGCTCATTTATAGTTTGTTAATTGCTGGAATATACCAGCCTAAAATTTCTTTTAAATTCAAAATGTATGGATATTTAACTGGGAATTTTAATATTCCGTACTTAACTTTCCACTTCATTATTGTTTTTATCTCAATGCTTTTTGGTGCTAATAAAACTTGGGCATAATTCAGATTTAATCTTTTAAAATCTTGTAAAGTTAATTTAACATTTACGTCAATTATAGATGGTTCACTTCCTACAAGTGTATTCGGAACAAAATTTGTCAATGTTGTAAGATACTGATTATTAATGTAAACTTCATATTCTTGTTCAGCTAAAGTTACATTAATATTTGCTTTGTTTTTGTACTCATACCAAATTGTAAAACTTACTGCTTTATTGTCAAATTTAACATTTTTGACACCTTTAAAATCTAAAGTGTATGCAAGGATTTTGTTTACTTGATAGTACATATATGCACCAGTAACGCTGACAAGTCCAATTAGTCCAGCAATCCAAAGTCTTTTTTCTATTTTAGGAGTAGCCATTTTAATCATTTTTATGTTGATCTATTTTTTCCATTATTGTGTTGACTAATTCAGCCTTAATAAATCCGCTTTGAGAAGCATTTTTAATCGAAGAAATAACCATAAAAGTAATCACTGGTATTATAAAAGTTTCAGATAACCAACTTGCTTCTGGAAATGCTTTTTCAGTTATTAAAACGCAAGTTAAAATTAAAATCCAACTAAATAAAGATTTGAAAATATTTAGTGCCTTGAAAGTTTTGAAACCCTCTTTTTTTGTTCCACTAATAATGCCGAAAATTCCATCTACTAAAATTGAAATTGTTAATGCAAAATATTGCTCCCAATTAGTCAAAGATATGTTCCAAACATACGATAAGATAAATGACATAGTAAATAATGGAATTGAAATTTTTAAAAACATTGTTGCTTTCATATATTTGGCTAGTGAAAAATTGAACATAACTAAATGTTTAATGGTTGGTAAATTATTTTGCTTTTGAGAAATTGCGGTAAGCAACAACTCCAATAATTAAAACGATTACACCTATTCCACCCCACAAAATCACTTTTTCGTATTTTTTTAATGGTGCTTGTTCTTGCTTTTGCTCTACTGCAATATCTTTCGTTGGTTCAGAATCTTCTTGTGTATCTGTTGCTAAAAAAGTTCCATCTGGAGTTTCAACAACTTTGTCATTTGGAATTTCAATTGCTACATCACTTGTTGCACTTTTTTGAGTTTCGGTTGCCACATCACTGTTTGCTGGTGCTGGTGCAATGTAAACCAAATAATTGTCAATCATTTGAGGAGTTAATGATTCCTTAGAAACTCCAAATGCTCTTGCAATATCTCCTTTGTCAAATACTCCAGCAGTATTTACTATTACGTCCGATGCTGGAATTGTAATAGAAGTTCCGTCAGCAAATGTTTTTTTGTATTCGGTAACTGGCGAAGCAACTGCGGTAATTGTACTGTCGCCACCAGAAAACTTTTGCATTTTTTGAATTGGAACAAGCTTGATAAGTTTCATTACAAATGAAGTTTTACCAGACTTTCTGCGGACTTTTTTTAATTTCGGAGCATTACGTTTTGCTTTACGATTAGCTTTTTTTAAATCTCTTGCTTGTTGTTTTTCAGAAATTGCTTTTCTTGGATCTTTTCGACTTCCAGCACGAACTTTAGTAGCTTTTGGAACACCATTAGCATTTGAGTAAACTGGGTTGGTTGTTTCTACACTTATCATTGATTGAGTTTTTTATTTTTTCTTTTTCATTTTACGAATTACGACAATTGCAATTACTCCAGCTACTACAACTCCACCAACAATAAGTCCGATTTTTAGACCTTTGCTCATTCCAGTTGTAGATTCTGTTTTTTTGTCGTCTTGTGCCAAAGTTTCCATAAGCTTTTGAGTTGAGGGATCTTCTTTAGATAAATCCTCTGCTACTTTTTTTTGAGTAGCAACTTCACTTTCTTTAATCTTCAACTTTCTATCTTTTCTTTCGGCTCTTGCTTTTTGTCTAGCTTCCATTCTGCTTTTAATGGTACTAGATTTTGCTTTTTTCTTTTTTCTGCGTTTGCCAGTTGCATTAGACCAATCAAAATCAGAACTTTCTCCCATTTCTAAATCAGAAATTGAACCACCATCAAAACTTTGATATGGCGAAACATCATTATATGCTTTTGGTTGATCGAACTCTGTAAATCCGTTGGCAACCATATATTTCACTACTTCTCCTTGCATTTTAGCTAAATTTTTCGATTGAAGATAATGGATACCAAACTAATGTGCTACCAGAATTACTTGGAATGTACAAAAATAAAATTCTTTGTTCTCTGTTAAAGAAATAGCCTTTAACAACTCCACGTTCTTTTTTAGTACCATACAAATTAGTATTTGCTGAATATCTATCTGCTTTTTCAAAAGCATAAACATTTCCATCTTTTTTAAATGCAGTTTTACCTAAAATAAATTTATTTATAAGTTTTTCCGCTTGAAATCCATCATAAATTTCATTTGCAAATATGAATGTTGTTCCTTTTGAACCATTAGAATCATATCTTTTACGAACTGCTTCCGCCCAATTTTTAACGAAATCTGGATATTTTAAAGCGGTTGCTCTTAAATAACTTTTTTCGGCTTTTTGTCCAGAATTATATTTGTTGTTGATAATCGTGTCAATGTCTTTTTCTAAATCGGCATAAACTTCTGTTTTCCCACTTGGAATGCCAATTAAATATTCTTTACCATACTTATCCCAAGCAATTCCAGAATTTGTTCCCCACTTACCATCATCGCCATATCCAGTTGATCCACCTTTACCCAAAATAGACTTGTCTTTTTTTGTATTGATTACCCATTGTTGGAATTTTAATACTTCGTCAGACGTTTTAAATGGATTTGAAGTTGGAACAACAGAACTTTGAGGAGTTTCTATTGGCGAATTGAAAACTTTAGTTTCACTTGGTTTTTTATCGTCCAAACTTTTAGATTCAGTACGTTTTTTATACCAATTGTAACCAAAATATCCAACTATTCCTACTACAATTGCACCAGCGAATAAGTAAATTTTGTTATTGCTTTGTTTATTAGGCATAGTTTTATTTTTTAATTTTTTACTCAAATAAAATTCCAACAAAATTGCCGAAACAATAATGTTGGAATTTATATTTTTTTTAGATTATGGTGCTTCTACTAAAGCTGGAATTGTCCAGTTATCAGTAGATGAACTTGTAATAGGAGTAACTAAATTTGGATTTTTTAATAAAATTAAACTTGATTCTCCATTTACATAATTTGTTTCTGCAATAGTAGTTCCAGAATGAACTGTTGTTGTTCCATCAAAATCATTGTTATCAATGTTAAATTGAGTAGAACGATAATTCAAACTAGAAATTAATGGTAAATAAATCTCACAAGCCGAAGCGGTTGTGATTCCTTTAAGAATTCTTACATTGATTCTTGAAAGCGGATTTCCTAAAGAATCTAAACCAGTCAAAGCAAATGAAGTATTTACTGACAAATCTAAAGTTACACTGCTAGATCCTCCAATGGTTGTTGGTGTTGGCATTTTTTTAAATTTTAAAAATTAATAATTGAGGTTTATACTTATTTTGTTTGTTCTTTGGTTACTCCAGTTTGTCTTGAAGCATAGGCACTTGATACCATTGCACCAGCAATACCACCAACTAAAGCAATTCCTCCTAGAACATACCATTTTGAAGTTGGCATAAACTTTTTTGCAAGGTAAAATCCACCAACTACTCCTACTAAAGAAGAAATTGGGTTAGCCTTGATTTTTGCGGTTGTGTTTTTGTAAAATTCCATTTTTTTTTCGATTTTTAATTAACAAATATACTTATTTTTTTTTATACACGTCTTTTGATATTTTTTTTCGATAAAATTGTATTTATCCTTTTAATTTCGTCCACACTTAATTCTGAAACAAGTCCAGCAACCATATTTCCTCTAAAATCATCTACAAAATAGGTTTTTGAGTGAATTGTTCTGATTCCGTATGCTTTTTCCACCGCTAAAAAGTCGGCAGTATTCTTCAAGTGATAAAAAACTCCGATTAATTCATCTTCGTAAGTTCCTTTGCCCTCCATACACGTCCAAATTTTATTGGCGTATGCTTTTGCTTGGCTTTCAGAAATTGATTGCCTTGTATAAGGGTTTTTATTTAATACTTCTAAGTCGTTTGCAGTTGCTTGAGCTTCACTTGTAAAAGGTTTATCTTTAGAAAGTTCTTGTTGCTTTTTTGCTAACTTGTAAATAATATAAATTGCAAGTCCGAAACCTACTACTTGAACTCCTAATCTTAATCGTGGATCTAAATTAGTGTAAACTTCTCTTGCTTTGTCGAATCCAGTTGGTTGTGCCATTTGTTTTTTTTTTAAAATTTTAAATTTATACGAATATTCCAGCGTTAGAATTAGTTACACAATTAAATATTCCACTATTAATAATCTTTATATAATCATTTCCGTTTGTTCTGTGAGTAACCAAATAACTATATGGTGCTGGGCGATTAGATACTATTTCATAAATGTAGCCGATAGTAACAGAATTTGTAATAAATGTTACAATACCATTATTAGAATAAATAGTTTGTTCTCCAATAGTACTAATATTTATGATTTTAGTAATTGTAATTCCACTCGCATTATCTAAATAAAAAATACCAGCAAAATCTCTAAAAGCAGATGGAATTGTTAATGTTTGAGTACCCGAATTATAAATGCTAGGTTGAGAACAATCTAAAGTTACTGCAATACTTAAATTTCCTTTTTGATATGTTCCTCCATTAAAACTTATTGAATTATTTAAACCACTTCCAAAATTCGCTCCATAAGTTGATAGATTTTCTAAATCTCCAGTATTGCTAAGAATTGTAATTTCAGTTTGTTGAAGAAAATAATTGTTTTGAATAGAACCATTATTGGTCGTAATTACAATTTTGCTATCTTCAATAGTATTGCTTGATATTTGCTTTTGGTTAGTGCTGATAGTAAAATTAGAATTTCGGATATTATTACCTAATGGAGCTAATGTACCATATCCACCAAATTCAGCATTATTGTTGAGCAAAACAAAAGTTGAGTTTTCAATATTGTTATGTCTAAAACCACTAAAATTAGTCGTTTCAATATAACTGTTTTTAAAAGTGTTATTTGTAAAAGTTGTAAATGAATTTTCTATATGTAATTCACAATTCAAAGCATAATTACTAGAATACTGGGCGTTTAAAGCATTTACAAAAGTGGTTGGACAAGCTATAAATTGAGAACTGCCAATATTTCCTTGATTATCAATAGCTAATTGACAAAAGTGCATTTCTGCATCTGAAATTGAAGCATTTCCATCATTATTGTTTATGTATCCATAACAATACGAAAAAACATTTCCATCTATTGAACCAGCATTATCAATTAAAAAACCACCTAAAGTAATTTTGTTTTTTCTAAAATTACCACTACCAGTTGTTTTTCCATATAAAATATTTGCAGAATTATTTTCAAAAATATTGTTTGAAAATTCTCCAGAAGTTCCTCCTAAATTATTATCTGGATCTCCAAAGTAGATTTGAGAACTTATAATCGTATTTTGTCGAATTTGTATCGATTTAGATTGAACATTACAACAAGAAAATATTCCATCTTTTGTTACAGTATTTAGAGTTATACCACTATCTCCCCATCGAAAAACGTTTAATGCGTTTAAATCTAATGTTAAACCGCTTGATTGAGCAAAAACAACTTCATTTAAAAAATTATCTTTTCTAGACGTAATTATATTTGCAGAACTATAATATGAAATCTCATTTGAAACTAAAATATAACCATTTGTTTCACTAAAAGAAAGTAACTTCCAGTTTGTTGTATCTAAATTTGGTGGAGTAGAAGTATTAACACCAGTAGTGTTTGCGTACATTAAATTATACCATATTGCCACATCGCCAATCGCAACTCCCAATCCAGCATACCAAACTCCTAATTGAGAATTGAACCCAGTAATTCCAGAATAATTTCCAATTCCATTATAATCAGCATTGTAAAATTGTCCAAGCCCAAAAGAATTTATTTTATCTGTTGAAGTTGCACAAACAAAAACATTAACAGTTTGAGAAAACGCACCACTACCAAAAATAGCATCAGTTACATTGTACCATTGATTTGGAATTAATGTTTTTGAAGTAATTAAAGAGTTTAAATTTATCGCACTAACAGAAACAAAGTCATTAGAAATTGTTACTTCGTTTCCAATTACAGTACTTTGTAAACCCTTGAAAGTCAATTTACTTAAACTACTTGTAAGTAAATTTGGGGGCGTAAATGGATTTTGTTGGTTAACAACTGAAACAGAGCCTCCAGAAGTTCCTCCAGAAGTTAAGCTTCCTAAATATCCAGTATTTGATGCAACTTTTATGACAACTGAACCTCCGTTGGTATTAATTGTTAATGAAGATTGATTGTTGATTGTATAACCAACTGGAGCATTAATTGTAATGTTGTTAACACTTGCATTGTTTGAGTTGTCAATTACATAAATAGAATAAGTTGTACTCCATTGATCGTTTGGAATTGATAATAATTCTAAAGCAACCGCACCAACAGAAGTGTCGCACAAAATGATTGTGTCGGCATTAGTAACGAAGTTTAAAAGACCTACAATAGTTCTTTCTGGATTCTTATATTTTGTACTGTTTAAAATCATAAAATTCCTTTATTTCTTAACTCTGGAATAACTATTTTATTTAATGATAATTGCTTGTAATAGAAACCGAAAACAACATAATTTCCAGCTAAAACAGTATATTCCATTACGTCCATACCATTAGGCGAAAAAACACGATTTAAAGACTGCTGAATGTCCCAATAAACTATTTCTTTTTGGTTTTGGTTAATGTCAATATTCAATGAGTTTTGAATTGGAAAAACTTTTTGCTCTCCAGCAATGTTTTTGTTTTTAAAAATCATTGGTTGATTAAATTGAGCATTTGCTTGTAAACCAGTAGCTACAAATTTTGCGTTTGGAATAATAACTGGATTTGCCAAAATGTTAAACAAAAAATCTGAATAGCTTACCTTGTTATCTCCAGCCACTAGAATACGATTATTTAAGTTATCGGTAGTTGCATACAAATAATCGAGGGGTGCTGAAGGATTGAATAATTCAATTGTAAAATCAATTGGACTATCATTGTTGATAATTATTACTAATTCTTTCAGTTTTTCGCCTTTGTAATATCCAATGTTTTTTTGAGGTGCTGAATTTTGAGAAAGTATAAATTCGTCAACTCCTTTTAAAACAATTTCGCGATCATCTGGCAATTGCATTGTTGTAATAGTCTGTCTGCCTTTGACTTTGTTAAATTTATATTTAACATTTTTGTCGGCAATTATTTTACGACTTTTACTGTTTACTGGTGCTAATCTTTTTTTTTTGGGAACTACTTTAGCGGTAGAAGTTTTACGACTAATTTTCTTTAATTTTTCGTGCGTAGTTTTGCCAGTAATATTTGAGAAGTCAATATCCTCAATATCTAAAGCATCTTCCTCTGGTAAATCCTCAAAATTATCTAAATTTTGCTTATTTTCAGTGAAAAATTGGTCGTAATCATCGCCCTCCCATTCGTCAATATTTTCTCCCCAGATATTCATTTATTCAGTTAAGATTTTAGCAAATTCTTGATTCTCAAATCTTTTAATGTAGTCCATTATCTTTCTCATACGAACCATATTTCCTTGACTTTGAGCTTTCAGAAAAACATTAGCAAACACAAAGATAGCATCTACTTTGGAATATCCCAATCCTAAGTAAATATAAAGTGCGTTAAGGTCTGCTCCAACTTCATTTGAAATTTCTAAATCAATTTTTGGATTTCTGTATTTGTGTGAAAATTCGTGAAGTAAGATACACATTCTCATTGGAATAGTGTACCTATCAAAATGAAATTTTGAAACGTCAATAATACCAGTTTTGTGTCCAATTCTTGCTGGAGTGGTAGATGGTCTGCCTTTATCCATAATTACTGGGTAGTATCTGATATTGAAATACTTGTCATTTGCTCTAAAAAAACGACCTTGTGGACTAGCTGGTGCAAATCCACTTTGAGAAGTAAATTCTTGAGCGAATTTTACAAATTTTGTTGCTTCTGGATCTAAATAAATTTGGTAGGTTTTCAGATTTTTTTCTTTAATGTCAACCAAATAATCTTTTGTGTTATCCAACGGAACTACAACAATTTTTGTTTCTTGTGGCGAAGTTGGAAAAGAAAGGTAAATAGTTCTGTAACCATTTACTTCAATCGTTCGGTCTGCATATTTTGTATTCTTTTGCATATCAGAAGCAGTTACCCTAAATCGGCATACTCCCTCACATTTGATTGAAACATCAAGTGCAATTTTTCTTTTTGCAGTTTCCCAAACTTTTTCCATTATACCTTATTTTTTTCTAAATCCAAACCAATAAATTCCAAATCCAATTGCCAAAATCCCAACTCCAATACCAACTTTCATTCCCGTACTCATAGGCTCTTTTGATGGTGTTGTTGGTGTATAATTATCGGCTGAACCGCTATCTGTTGAAGTGGCGTTTTTGTTTCCTAATGCTAAATTCTCTAAACCTTGTAAAATTCCAGAATCTTTTGCTTTTGTATAAACATTTTTGGTTTTTTCCCAAACTTTACCTCTATTTTCTTTTTTTTGTTCTTTTGTTTTTCCAGTAACATTTGAGAAAACTGGATTGCTAGTTTCTACACTTATCATTGTTGTGGTTTTTGAGTTGTTGTTACTTTTTGAGTGCTTTGATTTCGGTAAGTTAAGTATAAACCAACTAACGCTCCACCTATTGCACCATACATTTTATTCTTCTTATCATTTTCTTCATTTGGAGTAAGATAACCTTGTTTTTCAGCAACGTGAACTAATAAGAATCCAGCCAAACCACCAATAATCAGAGCGTCTAAATACTTGATTTTTGGATTTTCTATTTTTACAACTTTTTGTTGTTGGTTCTTTTGTTCGTCCATATCTGCTCCAGTAAATGATGAAGTTTGAATGTCTTTGCCTTGAAGTTCTTTAACGCACTCTAAAGGAACAACACACATACGCCCAACAAGGACAAATGAGGGTTTATTTCCAGCGTGTTTTAGTTCTCCTTGAACTATTTGTCCTTTACGAAAGTTTTTGAAGCGAATTTGAGCTGGTTTATGAGCTGTTTGACTATTCACAACAACTGGACTTTTTAAGTCTTTAGTGATGATATATGACTTTTTCATTGTACTAATTTAATTTCTTTTTTACTCGCTTTGGCTTGATTGTATGACTTGTAAATTACAAATAACAAACCTCCAATTGCTATAACAGATAAAATCTTTTTCATTGTAATTATTTTTTTCTTACAAAATAAATAATTGTTCCAACAATAGCTAAACCACCAATAATCGAACCTCCAATTATCCAGTATTTAGTTTTTTTTGCTTTCGCTTCCGCTTCCGCTTTATCTTTTTCAGCTTTCATTTGCTTTTGAGCAATAACTGACTTTAATAATTCGGCTTTGGTTTCTTGCTTTTTCATTGCAGTATCAGTCGCACCATACTTTCTCTTTTGTCTGCCTTGAAGTGCGGTATTGCCTACATTTGCTAATGCTCCAACTCCTTGTGCTATTGCACCAACTGTTCCTCCAGCGTTTGAAACTTCATCTGACAAATCAAAATCCCAATAGTTGTAAATGTTATGGTAATTATCATAGACTTGTTGGTTATCAACTTTTCCAGAAAAATTACTAGCTTCTTTATTTTCAATAAGATATGCACTCATAACTTTCAATTGGTCGTTATCTGGCAATTCGTCCACATATTTTTCAATTAAAATTTCTGGTGCATCGTATTCAGTTGCAGTAATACCAGCATTGTCAAGCATTGAAACAAATGAGGATTTATCGTTAGCAACGATATTCCCCATTCGTTTCATTAATCTTTGATGTGCCTTATTATAATTTTGAAACTCCACTTTTTTTACTGAATTTGGTGTATGAATAAACTCCTAATAATAAAATCGCAACCGCACCAATTTTAGCAGTCATTGAGTATTGGTACAAAAAACCATATCTTTTTGAAAAATAAGATTCCATAAAAGATTGATTTTTGTCGGCTACTGGAACAAACACTTCATTTGTACCAATTGCTCTTTTGTACCAAACGCCACCTCGCCTTTGATATTCTGAATTTGGATTTGTCTGTAAATGAAATGTTTGATAAAGCATTATTTCAGTAATTTGTATTTTTTAACCAAGTAAACTCCAACAAAAGCAACTAAACCACCAATTAAAAGCGATTTCCAGTAACCATCAGAACTTGTTCCACCAGAAAAATTCATTAATTGTTCTGAACTTGGACTATCAAGGTCAACAACTTGTGTTTGAGGTTGGTCGTAATCGTATGCTGGTGCACCTAAATCATAATCATTGTACTCATTTGATTCAGTTATTCCTAATTCATCTGTACCACCATCAAAATTCATTTTTCGTGCGTGTGCTTTTCTGCCTTTAGCTTCCCACCAATGTTTAATTTTATCTTTAGGAACTCCTTTTTTCAAAAGTTTATAAAGCATAATTGGAGGAATTGGCAAGTTTTCAATTCTTTGTTTTCTTGCTTTGGCTTTTGCAATTCTAACAACTTTTGCTTTTTGTGGATCGCCTTGTCCATTTGCTCCAGAAAAATTCTGCAATTTATCTTCTAACGCTTGTGTTTCGTTGAATTTTTTAACAATTGCATCATTGATTTTTGAAGAATCTTTTGATTTATCTTCCAACATTTTTTTATGTTGCATCAATTGATTTATCATTTCATTATTCATTTCTATTTTGAAACAAATAGATTGAATTGCACTAGGAACACTTGGTTTACCAGTTATTTCTGACGCAAAATTGGAACTATCTCCAGCAAAACTTTCATCGGCTTCTCCAGTAGAATCATCTTCATCTTCTGTTGAATCTTCTTCTGTATCAGAACTATCTGAATCTTCATCGGACGAATCATCGTCATATCCACCTCCACTTGTGCTGGTATCTTGGCTATCGCTAGAATCAGAATCAGTTGAGCCAGAATCTTGCCCATCATCTGTACTTCCTCCTTTTGGAGTAGTATCTTCTTCTTCTTCGCTTTCTGCTTCTTTTCCACCGCCTTTGTTTTCTTTTTCTTCTCTGCGTTTGTTACGTCTTTCCATTCTAGCATCTTGCTGGTCGTTACGGATTTCTTGACGTTGTTCTTTTCTAGTTTTTCTTCTAGCAATTCGTTCTTCTTGTCGATCGCCTTTCAACTTTCTTCGTGCGGTTCTTACTTCACGCTTATCAGCTATTTTAGACAATTTTCTGGATTTTCTTCTTGCTCTCCCACGTCCTTTAGCATCAGAAAATTCTTCCCCTAAAAAAGCTTGGTCGTATGTTGCAACACGAACTCCAGTTTGTGCGTTTTCAGTTGGTTCAAGGTTGACAACAACTGAATTGTAGTTTTGATACTCTCCCATTGTTATTTATTTAAAATGGTTATTTTTTGATTTTTAGTAATGTAGGTTGCAAGTCCATAACCTACTAAAGCGGAAACTCCACCTATAATTAAGGATTTTTTACCAGTACTTCCCATTTTTTTAGCAACTCCATACGCTAACACTCCAGCAACTACTGAAATAATTGCGTGAGTTCTTGTGTCGTTTTTAACACTTGGTAAATTGACAACTCTTGTGTCAGCTTCTCCATTGGCATTTAAGTTTACTTCCATTGGTTCAATGTTTTTTTCATAAATTAATACTCCGTCCTTGTCTTGAAACAAACGATAAGCAAATTCTTTGCCTTTTCGTTTGCCAATTATATTGATTCGTTCCCCATCTAAAATAGTTCCTCTAGGAATAATTTTATCTGTTTCAACAAAGTTTTTATGCTCTGTATTGTTAATTAATATGGTGGCATCGGATATTACTTTAGCTTTCATTTATTTTTTTAAAGTCAAAGCGAAGATAGTAATAATTCCGACAATACCCAATACCATTAAACCATTGTCTAATGATTGAATTTTTGTTGTTGATTCAGTTCCAGAACCATCTGCTCCAGAACAACTGCCACAAGCATTTGAAGTTCCTCCAAAATTAGAACAACCACAAGCATTTGACATTTCATTTTTTCTACAATTTGGATTCCCGCAAGGACAACCGCTAGTAGCCATTGCTTTTATTTTTTGCTCAACCTCATTAATTGAAATATCTGGCTTTGGTGCAAGTTCAACTAAATTATGTAAAATAAATTCTTTGTGAGGGTGGATTTCAGCAATTTCTTTTTCAAGTTGCACCTTATCATCAGTTTTTGCATAAAGTTTTGAAAGTTTAAATTCTAAATCTTTATGACTTGTTGCATCTGGCTCTCCGTATTTTTTAAGCAATCGTCTTGCATTTGCGGTAGAAGTATTTGCAATTAAACCAAGCAATGTAATTTTTTGTTTCTTAGACTGCGTTCTTTCTGGTGTTCTCATTTCGTAACTTTTTTAAAGAAAAAAAGGCAAAGGCGTTCTGCCCTTGCCTTTCTTTTATAGATTTCGGTTTGAATTAGCCTTTGTTAACTCCACCAACACGTTGGTTTGTGTTAATGATAACTGGTGCTACGTTTTTACCAGACAATCTTGGTGCAACTGCTGTGTTTAATGAAGTACCTCCATTAAGAACTGCTTTGCTAGACAATACTGCTACTGGGAACATCGAAATAACCATAACTGTGTTCGCTAAAATTTGGAACGAAATTACAGTGTTTGCATCAACGATAACTGTTTTAGAAATATCTAAAATGTCAGATTGGAACTGGTAAGCATCACGCATAATTGATAAGTTCAATGGCGTGTTGTAACTTTTACCATTCGCATCATAATGCGTAATCGTTAAAGTTTGGCTTAACTGTGCCAAATTTGCTGATTGAAAACGCCATTTACCGATTTTCAAAGGTTTAGTAGCGGTTTGAGCAACAAATCCAATGTAAGAAGTACCACCTTGTAAGTTGGTAATAACAACGCCACCATTACCACCAGCAGGATCTGGGTAATAAGCATTGTATCCAAATAAATATGCTGTTGCTTGTGGCAAACCAGTATTATCATATTGGATAACATAAGGATCAGATACGTTTTGAGCTGGAGAACCAGAAGCGAAAGACATACCATCGCCGTCAAAATCATCACCATCAAAATCGTCAAAATAAGACATACCATCGCCATCGAAGTAGTCCATTCCATCATATCCAGACATTGCTTCTGCAACGCCTAGAAATCTATGAAGTTCTTTTTCGTTTGAAGTCATTTTTCTTCGTTTTATTCCTTTCGGAAAATTTCTTTTTTTTTAACCATTTCTGGTGCGTTTGATTCCCTCACAAACTGCAAAATACAACGGAAGTTTTTTAAGAAAAACCCTTGTTTAAAAAAACGGAAATTTGAAGTTTCCTACTTTCATTTTTTCTGTTTGCTGGTGTTACAAATCCTACATTTAGTTGGTAGCAACACAAGTCTAAAATTGATAAAAAAGACTTTTCTATGCAAATAGGCTCAATTATTTAAGACGTGGTGCAACAACCTTTTGGTGTACGATAGCACCCACCATAAACAAACCTAAAATGATTGCGAAATCTGTTACGTTTAATGTTGGTTTCATTTTTTAAAATTTTAAATGATAGAATAAATATTTCAGATTCAAATTTAAGTATAGAATTAAATATGATTCAATGAATTAATTGTTCAAAAAAGCTTATAAAACAAAAAAACCCTTGATAAATCAAAGGTTTCAATAGTGCAATACTGAACAAATAGTTTATTCTTTCGGACGAATAATTCCTACAAAACTCATTTTTAAAACATTGTTTTCAAAGTAACTAGAACAACTCAAATTCATTTCAAGTTGTAATTTTTCAATATTGTCAGCTAAAACTTTAAGGAATTGGAGATTTATTTCATTTTTTTGAGTAAAAATAATAGCACCTAGCTTTTCGTTGTAAGTAAATACTCCATTTGATTCAGTTGATAATTTTTTAATGTTAAATTCCGCTTTTGGAGTTAATTTAAAAACTGAAACAAAATCTGATATTTTTCTGTTTTTAAATTCTTTTGGTGTAGGCTCTGTAAAATGGTCTAAATATAAGCTTTCTCTAATCATTGAAGTTTTAGGAACAAAATAGTTGTAAAAACCAACTGCCATTGCACGATCACAAAAATCCCAAAAAGCATAAACTCCATTCAATTTTGTGTCAAATCCACCAATTTTATAAATCAAGTCTTTTCTGAAAAAAGCAAAATTATTGATTCGGAAATCTTTGTTGTAAACCCAGTGCATATCATCAAAAACTGTTAACTGATAATTACCCTCCGTTGTACTAAAATCATTCACGCTTATCACTCCAGAATTTAACACTAAGGTATGCGTTTCTATCAATGTAGAAAGCCAATCTGAACAAATCAAAGCATCTTCTCTAGCAACACAAATAAATTCCCCATTAGCAAGTCTTAAAAGTTCATTAACGCATTCTGAAAAATTTTGAACAAATGGAGTTGAATTATCAATCCAAATACTAGCAATCTCTTTCAATTGATTAATTATTTTTGTGTTGTAACAAAAGTTATTAAAAACTAATAGTTGAACTCGGCTACCAGCGTACTTTATATTGTCAAGCAAATTAGATACGTCAGTTGTGGATTCATTAATCACAAGTAAAAAAGACGTTAATTTCATCGTTTTAAAAATTTAGGAAACATTTGTTTTTGATATGGTTGAGGACAAATAACTCTACATTGAACTGATAAGCAATATTTAATGGTTACAACTTTTAAAAATCTGTAAAAATTGTGTTTTTCAATGTCTTTAACTGGGTGGAAAATATTATTTGGAAAATTTACAAAATAAGATTCACTCCAATCTGCCATTGCAACAATACTTGAAAATTGTTTTGGGATTTTAATTATCAAATTTTGTTGGTGTGCAATTGTGTTGAGCATTGCTTCTGCATAAAAAAGTGAACCTATTTTTTGCTTATGTTCTACAACTTTGTCAATCATTTTTTTTGAAACTCCTACACAACATACCATTGAAAAAAAATAAGGAGCATCTATACTTTTTTCAATGCTTCTCCAATGCCAGTCTAAAGAATTATTTAATCTAGGAGTATGTTGAGGAACTAATAAATCAAATTCAGTACAAAAATAATACTGGAATATTTTTGGATTCATTACCAGACAATCGTACTCAATAATAAATGCCTTGTCAAAATTTAATTCAGAAAGAAAGTAAATAGCTTTGTCAAATGCAATTGGATTTTTTTTAATTAAAGCATCTGTCAAGCCAGAAAAACTATTGATAAAACCACTCTCAATACACTTATCGTCAGAAATTTGGATAATTTCGTTTGGGTATAATTGAGAGTAGTCTTTTGCATTATTATCAACAATCATTTTAGCACTTATTTTCAAATGTTCATTTAAAAAATGGCAAAAACGATGTGTGTTTTTGTTGTAGTCCTTACAAAGCAACAAAATTAAATTCATTGCTAATTTTTTGGCAAACTCTTTTCTTCTGGCTCTTTATTCATTTCAGTTTTTAAGTTTGCGTAAAAAGAAACTTTGGCTTCAAAATTCTTTTCCAAATCAAACTGTTTGTATTCTTCAAAGATTCTTTTTATTGGCTCACTTGAAAGGATTTCTTTTCTTGCTTTTGCAATTACTTCTTCGTAGTCAACATTTGCTTCGTCCATAAATTTTTGGATATGTAATTTCCATTTTTTAAAGTCGGTTTCTGTTTTCTCCAAATCAACATAACAAGTTGGTAAGTTTTTATTGGCTCTCAATACTTTAATGCGGATCTCACATTTTTCAAATTCACTTTTGTCTTTGGAAAGTTCCTCAACAGATAAACGTATCAAATTATTCAATTCCTCAATTTCTTTTTGAGTATGGGTAATTCGATTTTTCAAATATGACAGACGTGGGCATTTGTCAAGTTGCATTTTCATTGGTTTTTTCATTCTTATTTGTTTTAAAATTTTAAAAATTGTTCCTTTTATTGTTGATAATATTTTTAATTGAATATGGAATTGTTAATGGTAATACTGCAAAGAAAATTAGAAGTAAACCAATAAAAATTAACCAGCTATTTATCCTAAAAAAATGTTTCAAATCATTTTTTATTCTTTGCAAGTCAGTTCTCAATAAACCTAATAAGATTGCAATTAAATTCAAAGTGCAATAAAAATAAAAAAATTCGTTATTTATTCCCATAATACTGGCTTATGTATTGTTTAGTCAATCCCTCAATTGCTTCTTCCATTGTACATTCATTCATTTCCTTAAATTCTCGGAGGTATTTCTTGTTTGCATTTACATATTGCTTACAAGCTTTTTTAAATTCGTCTAAAGTAAAATCTCCCTCAATTTTATTTGAGAAATTGTGAATATAAACGTAAAATCTTTTGTCGCCATCAAAGTATCTAGTGTTTACAATATTTTGGGCGATTTTAAAAAGAATAGGATTGGTTACTTTTAACTTAATGTCATTTACGTTATCTGCTTGGTAGTGCATTCGTATCCAGCGTGAATTTTGCCAAATTCTTGGCTCAACTGGACGTAATGATTGATATGAAATTAAAATGTCAACTGCCCTATGTCTTAAAGAAACCAATCCAGAAACAATTTTTTCCATGTGGGTAACATTTAAAATATAGGTGTTAACGTCCTCTAGCACTAACATTCCGTTTCTAAAATGTCGCATTATGTATTCAATTGCATCACGTTTTTGCTGAATAGACAAGGATTTTGCTTCAATTCTTCTACATTCAACGCTTGGATCTTTACTCCAGCCACCAACGTCTTTTAAAGCTAAAACTTTGGCTTCAAAATTCTTCAATCCATTTTTATCAAATTGTGCTTTTGTGTATTCCCCATTCGTATCAAAAATTAAACACTTTCTTCCACGAACTCTAATACTCGGCTTATCTCGGCAATAGTCATAAATTATATGCTGATTCAAGTAAGTTTTTCCAACTCCTTGAACGCCAGTTATAGCCATCATTCCAGCTTCTCTTTGTTCACTCATTATTCTTTCGTTTCAATTTGTTCTAACAAAGATAATTCATTTTCCATTTGCATATCAATATCATCTTCCGTTGATAGGTTGTTCTCTGATTCTCTTGCCATTTTTAATTGTTCAAGGTATTCTGGGGAACTAGATGGTTTGTTTGAAGCTGGTCTTTTACTAATAACCGTTTCGGCAACTGATTCACTTTGAAATGGTGGTGTTGGTGCTTCTGGCTCTCTGTAAATAGGTTGCTCCCCTCTTAACAAAGCATTTTTTTCTCTCAATTGATTGATTATTTGATTGTTTTGGGTAGAAATCATATACAATTGAATACCTTTTTTAGCAACAACGCTTAAAGCAGTCATTCCAAATTCATAAGCTGGACTTGGTTGAATATTTTTTTCAATGAAAATTTCAGTTAAACCATCGGTTAAATCTTCACGTTCTTCTTGTGTAATTTTGGAAGCTGATTCAATTTGTCCTAATTGGCTTAAAAAGAACTCTCTAACTGTTATTTCAGCTCCATTTGGCATTTCTAACAAAGAGTTTACGTCAATTTCATTAGTTAGTTCATACTCCACTAATTTGCTTTCGTTAATATCTTTGGTTGCAAACCAAACAAATCCAACTTCAATTAGATTACAAGTAGTGTTAATGATTGATTTTGCAAATCTTTTTGAACGTCTTTTATCCTTTCCAGTATCTTCTCCAGACATAATTGGTTGAGGACGTTGATTTTGCTTAGAATTAGATTTTTGAGAATTTCTATCTCTATTTTGTCTTGGATTCGACATATCTTCTTCATCTGGCAAATCAAAAGCTTGTCCATAATTAGTCGGTTCTTGATAATTAGAATTTTTGCTTTGTGTGAAATCGGCAAATGGATCAAACTTATCGTCCATTACATATTCTCGGACATTTGGTTCATCACGATTCAATGGATCTATAATTGGTGCGGACTTTGGTGTTTCAGTTGAACTGCTAGGTGCAACTTCTTCAAATTCAACAACTTCTGCAATATACTTGGTGTGTAATTCTTTTAGTTCGTCAAAGTTAGAAGCTGGAACAATGCTTTGTTCTAGTTCTGGGGATTTTTCCAGAACTGCGTTTATCTCGGAAATCATTTTTCTTTCTTTGAAATTCAAATTCCCTCTCTTTTGGTAAATGGTGCTATTTTTAGCCATACTAACTTATTTTTTGTAAAAAATTGGTTAAACACTTTTGATAAATGACAAGAAAATCCTTGTCTGCTTTAAACTTTTCTGGATTCATTTGTTCAAAATGAATAACTGCTACATTGACAGAGTTAGGAAACGTATCAAACAACTTAGCAATGCTTCGCTTTGACATTCCAATGTGCTTATTCATTATCACAAACAGAATTATTTTAGCCGAATAAATGTTGTTTCTAGAATACTTTTCTTTGAGTGCTTTCTTTGAAAGTTTAAATTCTTTACAGACAATCTCTATTAACTGCTCAACGTCTTTTGCTTTTTCTTTTTTCTTAACCAAAATTTCAGAAATTGCTTTGTTTAATTCGTCAATTGACAATACGGACAATCCATCTGAAATATTTTTAAGCAAGGTAGAAACTGCCGAACTCACGCTTCTATTTTGTTCTTCTATCATTGTTCAGTTTTAAATACAATTATTGCTCAATAGGGAACAAATATACAACTTTAGTTTGAAATAGCTATCTTTACCCATATTTTTTTTAGATGATAAACAACCAAAAACAAATCAAATTCAACGAAATTAAAGGCATTATTTCAGAAATAAATATTGCCGAAGATTATTGCTCAATAACTTTGGAGGTAGGTCATTCTAATAAGAGAAATGTAAACCTTTGTTGTAAAGCGGTTTACTTTGAAAATTTAATTCAAAATTTCAAAACTGGCGACAAAGTAAATGTGCATTTTTACTTGGCTTCAAACAAAAAAAATAATCGTTGGTACACAACTGCCAACTTGCTAAATATCTTTAAAGAAGTTTAGTAATTACCCTCCAATTCAGAGGTTAATTTTACCAACTGTATTTGCTTGATTTTGTTTTCAAGTTCAGCATTTTTTCTTTGCAATTCACGATGTCTGCGACTATTCAGATACTCTATAACTGCAATTGTTCCAGCTAATAAAACTCCTACCGATGTTATTAAGGCAATTGTTTGTCCTTTATTCAAACTCCCCATTACTGCTATTTTCATTGACTATTGTTTTTTGTTTTTCCATTTCTGGCTTAATTACAAATTTATAAATTAAAACGCCAACAAGCAATAAGGAAACAAACATAATTGTTTTGTCGGATTTACCGCCACCAGTTCCAGAAGAAGCTATACTAGGAGTTGAGAAATTAGTTATCATTTTTTTGAGATTTTAAATGTTTCTGAATTGGTTGAAGTTTCAATGATTGAATAATTAGAAGTATTAATTCCGTTTTGTTCGTCTTGTCCGTAAGTTTCAAAAATACACTCATAAGTTGTTGGTGCTAAACTACGAATTTGACTAAGTTCTAAAGTTGTATTTCCAGCCTTAAAAAGTTGGTGTAATTCTTTGTCAATTAATACCCCATCTTGATCCGAAAAATCATTGTCATCATCATCAGAAGTATCATAATCAGAAGTATCATCATCAGAAGTATCATCATCAGAAGTGTCATCATCAGAGGTGTCATCATCTGAATCATCTTCGTCAGATCCATCTAGAAAATCTAAAATATCCTCAACAATTTCATTGTCTTTGTCTTTTAGTTTCTGTAATGTTTGAGCAGTAACATTTTGTCCGATTTTTTGTTTTGACTCAACTAAAGCTTTCAAAGAATTTAATTCTTTAATTTCAATTTGAGTAATTTTTGGAAGTTCTGAAATTTCCAAATTGTTAGTTTCTAATAATTTTTCAAACGCTAATTTCATACTAATATTTTGTTCAAAGTTAGTTATTAATTTCAGACAATAATGTAACCATCAGAATCTTTTTTACCAGAATTATAAATTTTAAAAAGTTGTTGAATAGTTCCTTTTGTTAACTGGAAATGAGGATAATCTTTAATGCTTGTCCAATTACCTCCCCATTCTAAACCTAAATTTTGTCCGATTTTAGCTACTTCTGGAGTAATGGCGTGTTTCAAATCAACAGAACCATTAATTGTAAAGTAACAATCGAAAGCTAAACCATAATTATGGTATGAAGCACCGCCACGACTTTTTGTAACAATATCTCCGCTTGTTGTTCTACCTTGTGAATACAACTTGTCTTGCTCGGCAAAGGTTCGGAATCCATCGGTTATTCTTAATCTTTTACCTAATTGTTTTTCAACTTCATTTATAAATTGTGAAGCAATTGGGCGTAATAATGGGTGCAATAATTTTATTTTATTGTCAGTTTTGGAATCCCAAGTTTTTGGAGTTGGTGGAGTTAATGCCATAAATTTAAACTAAAACGTAACCAGACGAATCTTTTTTACCAGAATTATACATTGCTCTTAAATCAGTAGTTGATAAACCATTTGGCTTGATAAAAAAGTGAACTGGATCGTGATAACTACCAAAATCCCCTACCCAATCAATGCCAATTTTTTTAGCCAAATCAACTAAGCCAGACTTTTTCCAAGCTTCATTTGAAGAAGATTTTGTAAGATACAATTTACCATTTTTCTTTACGTTTAAGTCAACTGCAAATCCAAAATTATGACTAGAATAACCAGCTTTTGCGTTTGAGTGATTTTGATTGTAAAGAGCAACTTGTTCAGCAAATGTTCTGTAACCAGAAGTAGCAAATAAAATTAAACCAAGTTCTTGCTCGGCTCTGGAAAATAGTTCCGCTACCTTATTTCTGAATTTAGGGTGTAATTTTTCAATAATACTTTTGCTTCTACCATCGTTGTACCATTTTGAATCTTTCAAAAACCAATTTTTACTGGAGAAATTTGATTTAAAAACAATTCTAGCCACAATAATTGTAGCAACTATAATTCCAAAAACTTTAAAATAATCATTTCTCTCTAATTTCATAAAGAGTGAAGTTTATATTTCGTGTAAAGGACGTATGAAGCCACCAAACCAATACCAATCAATAAACCATTAATCAAAGGCTTTCCGTTTGTAGAATCGCTTCCAAAATCCAAATTTGGAGGTAATTTGAAGTCTTTTATAAATGCTTCAATTTTTTTTCCTCCTTGTGCAATCAATTTATTACCGCTTTGAGTTCGACTATTAATTGCAATGTCAAGTAATTGGTTTTTGTTCGTTATTCCACTAGCAACCGCTTTATTTAACTTGTCAGCAAATGTTTTAAACCAGCCACTACCATTCCAACAAGCATAAATAAAGTGAAATAATAGTCTAGGATCTGATTCAACAATTAATTGGGAAGCAGTTGATAAGTATTTTCCAGCTAAATAATTGTAATGAGGTAGCATAATTCCACCAGCAAGTTTTTTTAATTTTGGATAAAGGTCGCCTCCTTTATACAACCATTTCCAATTTTTTCTAGCATTGGCTTTGTCAATTGTTGTCCAAAATTCTTTTGCATCTGGAGTTTTATATTGGTATGAACCATCGTAAATGTATTTCAAGTTAGAAAGTACATCACTTGATTTTCTAGGTGTTGAATAATACAAACTATGTCCAGCGTGGCGGTCTAAACCAAACATTGTTTCGCCAGAACGATGATAAGCACCAAATTTTGTTGGATTGGCAGTTCTCATATCTGGGTGGAAATAACCTCCCTCTAGCTTGTCAATTACAACTCCAGTAACATAATCAAATAATGCTTCATTCATATCAATTCTTTTTAATAAATTAGTCCGTTATCAGCTAAACTGTAATAACCGTCTGGAGTAACTATTAAACTATCTAACAAAGTAATGCTAAATAAATTTAATGCGTTTTTTAGGTTTTTTGAAACTTTAATATCTGCTTCACTAGGGTTAAGATTTCCGCTCGGGTGGTTGTGTGCAATGATTACTCCTTTACACAAAGACTTTACCGCTAGTCCGCATACAACTTCTACGTCCAAAATAGTTCCGTCAATACCGCCTTTTGTATGTTGGTAAATACCAATTGGTTTATTCATTTTGTTGAGGAACATAACATTCATTTCCTCTACTAACTCAATGTTGTTTTTATCCCAATAGCTTTTAAAAACTTCGTAACTATCTAATGACTTTGTAATTTTATTTTTTGCAAAATCATATTCTGTTTTTACACCAGTTTTTTTAATGTCAATTTCTGGAACACTAAATTTTCCAGAATCATTTACAACTAATGGTTGCTCCTTTGACAAATCTTTGTATTGAGCTACATTTCCTCCAGTAGCAAATTTTTTAATTGCTTTTTTGGTTTTTATCCATTTGTTAAACAAGGAAATAGAAACAACTCTTGTATTGGATTTAGTCCATTCTTTTGAGCCTTTAATTCCTAATAAAACTTGATGATCTTTGGTAGCCAAAACTTCATAAGTTATTTTGTCAAATTTCATTAAGTAAAAATCCCCAATTTGAAATAAATTAACGCCACCGCCAATATCATATTTAGGCATACTTTCAACCCTAGTTAATGTTCCAACAAAGTTTCCTTTTTCAGAACGTGCTTTAACAGAACTTCCAGAAGATAATCTTTTCCAAGCTGAATTTTTAATAATAATTGAACCTAATTCCCCTCTTAATTCGTCTTGAATCTCTAAACTATCCTCTGTATCATTTTGTCTTTCAAATAAATAACTTTTTAAATTGAAATTTCCTTTATTTGTCTGAAATAAATAATCTCCAGTAGTTTTGATATTAAAAGCTGGACGTGTGTAACCGCCTTTGGCAAATGTTTTTTTAAAGTCTGGTTTAGTTGACAAATCAATAGTTTGTATTCTAAATCTGTCAAATCCGTTTTCTTTCGCCCAATTTTTAGCTTTGTCAATATCTTTTTCATTTTCAGTAATGATTTGTTCTTCCCAAGCTGGACTACCTTTTTTTACCGCCCAAAGAACTTTTCCACCATTGCTAAATTTTCTTATTGGGTAACAATTTAATTCGTAACGACCATTATCCATTCTGTAAATTTGGATTGATAATTCGTTTGCAATTTTGCCACCTTTCAACAATTCAAGTTTTGTGCGTTCTGTTTGTCCATAAGAAACGTGGTTGAGTTCTGGAAAATAATCTCCTACTTCATAACCTTTAGACTGAACATATTTCTCTATTTCGTCTAAACAACTAGACAAGGTATTATGGTAAATTTCGTAGCCAGAAGAAGCTTTCATTTGGATTGATTTAAAGTTGTTTTGGATTCGGTTTTTCCGTAGGCATCACAATGCGTTTTTGAACTCTTACAAGAACTCAAAAACAATATTGTAAATGCTAAAAGTATTCGTTTCACTATTTGTAAATTTTTAGTTTTTTCTTTTGGCTTTCAGTTCCAAATTCTTTTACATAATTATTAATTTCTTTTTCATCAAAATTAAGGGAGTTATGTAGTTTATAAGTTTTGGGAAGTAAACCTTGCGTTGAAATGCTAAATGCACGACTATTTGAAAAAGAAACTCTTACAACTTTATTTCCATTAATATCTACTCCATAACCATTAAATAACAGATTTGAAGTTTCAAACTCAATTGGTTGTTTAGGAACTCCACCACCATTACCATATTCTTTTCTGCCTTTATAACCAGTTCTAGCTGGATTGTTCTTTCTAGCATATCTTTTTTCGTGATCTTCTGAATGATTAACGTGCTTGTGTTCATTTCTCCAAGCTCCGTTCATTGTCGTTCTTAGGATTTTAAAATCTTCTGCATCAATACGACCATTTTTGTTCATATCAATTCTTGCTTGATTACCAATTAATCGGTTTCCAACTCCACCGCCAAGTTCAAACTTTCGGTTTCTTGCACGAACTTTTCTCTTGTTTGGATCTACTTCATAATCTTCATCGGCATTGTCATTGTAGTGTTCTTTTGACCAAGCACGTCCAGTTGGATATTGTTTTCTGCTACCCATAAACCAATTTCCGAAATCTTGTAAAGATTTGAATATACTTCCACCTTTAGCAAAAGCATCTGGAACTAAAGTTTTTGCTTCTCTTGTATCATCTGAATAACCATTTGGCTCTCCATAAGAATCAGTATTTAAGAAATAAACTTGTCCAACTCCAAAATATTTGTCGCCAGATTTGTAAAAACCAGAATAAGTTGCTTTCATTCCGTCTGGAGTTTGTTTATGACTTGTTGGCTCTCCTACTGCAAAACCACCAGAAACTTTTTTACCATTTAAGGTATCAAAATAAAACGGAGGTAAAACTTCCAAAGCATCGTAATATTCTTCCTCTGAAACTTCATTTTCTTCTTCTTCTTCAAGGTTCATTAATTCAGATAAATATTCTTCATTTTCATTTAGAAATTCTGCAATTTCATCAACATCAATGTAATTATCTAAATCTTCATAATCAAAGGATTCAAAGTTTCCATAATTATCAATGCGAACATAATCATCGTGAAATTTGTATTCGCCATTTACTGCTCTTTGAACTGCTCCAATAACATTGTCTGAATAAAATGTTTCAAAGAAATTTTCGTCATTATCGTAAATTTCTAAATTTTGATTTGTTTCAGTACAATATATGTTCCAAAGCGGAAGCTTAAATTCTGGTTCAAGTTTATTTAAAGCTTCTTTTATTTTGTTGATTTTTGACATTGCTTATGTTTTGATATTTTTTTAACAAATATACTTATTTATTTATTTCCAAACGACTGAACTTTGAACGTCAAAATCTAATGGATTTTCTTTATCAATAATTATTTTATAAATTGAGTGATTATAGCCTTTTAAATAATCTGCTACTTTCTTTTGGTCTGTAACCAATTCTACAAATTTATAATTAAAACCATAATCATTTGTATATGAAACACTCTCTAAAAAACTTTCTGATTTGGATCTAAATGATTCTTCTGGAATTTTGGCAAATTCTTTTTTTGAAACTACAAAAGTGATTGGATCTTTTCCGCTAATTGATTTTATCAAAACATAATCATTTGGGTTGGCTTTGTCGCCAACTAATAAACCTTTGTCGTTTAATAAACCACCATCTTCAAATTTGCGTTTTCGGGCATTTTGAGGAACTTCGTAATTTTCACGCTTATTATGATGTTTGTGGTCGTTTGTCCAAGCACGTCCAAAAGAATACTCTCTGCCATTAATTTCTCTAACGCCACCGCCTTTAGCAAACATAACCTTGTTTCCGTACATATCTGTAATATCGGTTTCAATGTTTATTTTTGATAAAGGAATAAATGGGTAATCGCTACCCCAAGCACCTTGACGAAAATTGGCAATTCCAGTAACTCCATTTTTTTCAGTTACATACCAAGTTTCGTCTTTGTAAATAATTGCATCAGATTTATTTAGTTTTCTAACGCCACCGCCTTGTTCAAATAAACCTAAAAATTTCTTTTTGGGTTGGCTTTCTTTGTCATAAGAAATAATATCGTCTTTGTTTACCAATACATTTCCATAACCAGAAGCAACCTCAAAATTTCCATTACCTAAATCTTCATTGATAGTTCCTTTTTTAATGTCGCCAGACCAATGTTTAAAAGTAATTTCTTGTCCAATTGTACCTCCAGTAGCATATTGTTTTTTGCTTTCATTAAGCAATTTTAAAACTTCATTGAAACGAGTAAGTTTAGATTCTCTTTCTCTTTTACGAGCTATTTCTTCTTCTGAATTATCTCCCTCTCTGTATTTCATTAATCGGCTACTATTCAAATCTCTTTGAAGTCTATGCAACTCCTTTAACAGATTATCTTCAACTGAACCTCCGTTGCCATATTCTTTCATACCTCTATCCTCATACCATTTAGGTTTATCAGAATAAACTCTTTCAGCAAACTTTTTATCAATTGCTTTTGTAGTTTCTGGAAGTCTTTGAGAAATTTGGTCGGCAATTGCTAATTGTGGAGAAGCACTAGCTAAAGCCATTGAACTCATACCACCATCAGCAAATTTTTCGCTATTAATTTCGATTTCTTTACCAGACCTTGTGTAATAGTAACCTTGTTCTTCAATTTCGCTATCACAATTCCATTCAGTATAATAGTACATTTCATTGTCATATCCATCTTTTAAAATAAAATCATCTGACAAATCTTTGCTATCTTCTTCATTTTCACGAAGATATTTTATCAATGCTTTTTCAGTTTCAAAATACATTTCGCCATCGCCAACAACATAACCCTCATTGATACCTTTACCAGTATCATCTGCTAAACGACAATATCTTTTTTGTTTAGCTGAACCACCATTACCAAATTCAGAAGAAATACTTGTTCCTAAAGAAATTTTATAATTTCCAACAAGTTCTGTTTTTAATCTTGGAAATTCCTTTTTTAAATCAGCGATTGCAAGTTTTTCAGCTTTTAAATCTGAATAGCCTTGATTTAAGTAATATTCAATTGCATTTTCATAAGCTTTATCCTCCTCTTTATTAAAAAGAACCCATTTTATTTTACCACCATTTGCAAATTTTTCTCCTTTAATTTCAGCAAAAATTTCAGAACTTCTCGCCCAACTTTCATAAGCAAGGGGATTGATTTTTTTATTAGTAATTGCACGTTTTGTAAGAACTTTCAAAGGCAAATTAGGGTTGTCTGATAAAAACTCTTTTAATTCGTCTTTAGCATCACTTTCATACTCATTTCCAGCCCAAACTTTATTGGTATTAGTATTGAAAACAAAGAATTGATAATCACGAACTTGTTTATTCCACCAGTGAGGAACGCCAGTAAGTTTTTTACCTTTAGCATAATATCCCTGATTGGACATATCTCTTAAACTCTCTGCTTGTTCAATGGCATCTTTTCTGTTTGCTTTTACCCAACTTGCACTAACTCCTAAATAAAGAGCTAGACTTTCATTATCCCAAAAACTAATATCGTCAGTTTCGTTATCTTCAAATTCTGGGTTGTTGGTGGATCCTCCTCCAGCGAATTTTCGGACTTGATTTTTTACCTTTTTTGTAACTTGTTTTGTAGTTTTTTTAACTCCAGAAACAGTTTTTGAAACAGTTTTTGCTGGAACTGAATTTCCTAATATTGCTCCGATAGTTGCACCAACTAAAAATCCTCCTAATGAGTGTTTTTTAATAGGATTGTCATTAATAGCAACGCACTCACTATTGAAGCGATTTTCAGCATTGTTTATTTTATCTTGGAAAGACTTTGTATTATCACATTCAATAGTGCAACAACGTCCGTTTTGGAATTTTAATTTGTATGAATCCATTTTTAAAATTTTAAAATTAAAGTGAAGCAAGTTTTTTCTCCAACAAAGTTAATAGGCTTTTGGTTTCAGAAATAAGTTTTACTAATTCAGATTTAGTAATTTCGTCATTTTCAGCACGTTCTTTTACATTTTCAAATACTTTGTCAATTTTTTCCACGTTCTTAGTCGCTTCTGTTTTCTTAGGCTCTTTAGCACGTTCTCTAGCTTTTGCTCTACGTTCTTTAGCTTGGGCGATAACTTTAGCACAATAATCATCTTCGTCCTCTGGATATTTTTCTTCTTTTTCTTTTGGTTGAGGAACTGACTTTTTGCGTTCTGGTTGAACTGGCATTTTTACAATTTTAGCTGGTTCAGAAGTTTTGGTAAGCTTTGCTTCCAACTCCTTGATTTTAGCTTCCATTCGTGGTTTAAATTGTTCTGGGGTAAAAGAACTTTTAATACCATCTTTCAAGTCTTGAATTGTATCTTTTATTTCTTGAGTTGTCATAACTTTTTTTTTACAAATTTAGGTTTTTATTTTAACAAAGCTTTTAGACCTTTAATTGCTTGTTCAACTTGTGTTTTTGCTTGGTTTTTAGCTGAAAATTTAGACGTTCTTAAAAATGCTTCCAAACCTTTAATTGCTTGGTTTAATTCTTCATTTTTAATTGGTTGCTTATTTTTTAAAAGTCGTTCTTCTTTTGATTTTGCAACTGGCAATTGGTTTTTGATTATTGTTTTATAACCGTTTTTCTCATACTCTTGCTGAATTATTAAAGCATTTTCAAGTGTAGGTGTAAAGTTTAGGGAAGCTGATCCATTTCCATCTGATAATCTACGACCTATTTTTTCTCCTAAATCATTATTGACTATTTTACCATTAACAACTTTTGTAAATGGCTTATCATCTATCCAACCAAATATTTTATGAAAGTCAATTTGTCCGCTAATTTTTGTTGAACGATCAGATCCATAACCAACTTCTGTAACATACAATTTAATTACAACTGGAAAATGTTTTTTATTAAAATCAAACAATTGTTTTTGAAGTTTTTTGGAAATTTCATCTACTCCATTTTCCTTTAAATATTTATGCCATTTTTCAGCTAATAATTCAGATTCTTCCTCTGGAGTTAATTTTGAAGTTGGTGGAACTGCTGGTTTTGGCTTTGAAGATTTGTTTTGTTTTTCAAATGAAGTTTCTTTTTCTCCATCTATTTTACTCCAAACTTTTGGCTCAAAATAAAAGTCAAGTTCAACTTTTCCATTTTCTACAAATTCGGGAATTGACATATAGCCTAATTCTGCTCCATAACCTAAATTGGCATAACCAAAACATTCTCCAGTTGATTTGTCCAATTCAGTAACATACCAATCTTGGTTTCCGTAAAAATAATGCAAATAGACAACTTTGTCTTTTACACTATCTTGTCCATACAATTTAGGAACTCTAGCAACAATATTATTTAGGGTAACAATATTATCTTCAAATTCAGAAAAATTGTTTTTTCTCAAAACACTTAATTGGTGCAAAGGAATAACTTTAATTGCTTCTGGAGTTAGTTTAGGAGCAACTGGCTTAGAAACTGAAACAATTTGTTTTGCAACCACTTGTTTTATTGGTTTAGCAGTTGGAACTTTTTTGGTTTCTGTTTTAATCGGCTTATAAACGTCAGAAGTTTTAAAATCAAGGTTATCAGAAGTGAACAAATAGGCTCTATTTAAGTCGGTGTAGTCAACCAAAACTTTTTCTTTTCCAATTGTTGAAATCGCTGAATTTAATGCTTCCAAATTAAAGTTGAAGTAGTTGCCATTAGTAAACATCATTGGCATCACTAATATGAAATTTTCTTTTGACTTATTAAATACTTTCGTAGCATCAAAAGTTGTTTTTTTAATAGCTATTTCACAAACTTCTTTTATAACTGAAATTTCTTGGTTTCTTTCTGGAATTTTAGCAAGGAAAATTTTATCATTTTGGTTGTAAATAATAATGTTTGATTTTTTTAATTCTTCTTCTTTTACAAACATTTTTGAAGCTTCATTATTTACACACTCTAATAAATCTTTAATGTTGAAAGATAATTGATTTGTGAAATTATGTGGAGTAACTGCTTCCCAATTAGGGTATTTACCATCTTCTAATCTTGATTCAAAATGTGTTCTTCCAGCATCAATTCTGTAATTGGTTTCATTAATGTAAAAATGTACTTTATCAGTTTCAATGTTTTTGATAAAATTTAATAACAATTTTACATTACCAATTTGAAATCTAAATTTATCAGCATTTACGTTTTCGGCATACTTACTCACGTTTGCGTGAAATAGTGTTATTGCATTTGTTGAAACTATTTCTAAATCGCTTGTTCCTAGTGTTTTTTGAAATAAAATAGACTTCATTACTGGACGTAAATCATCATCGCCAATATGTTCCGAAGCTTTTAAAACATAAAACTTAAACGCTTCTGTATCCATTGAGAAAACTGGTTCTTTTGTAGAAACTCTGTCCACTAATCTTGGAAATTCGGAAACATCTGTACCAAAAGTATTTTTTACAAAGGCATTTTTTTGAATAGTGTATAAACCTTGTGGAATATTCCAATCGTTTGCAATTTCAATCATTCCATCTGAAAGTTTAGAAACTCTAATACCGTTTCCATCAACACAAACATAATTAAGTATTTCAATATAATTTTTGCTGGATTTGATAAATTTATCAAGCATTGTAATTAACGCCAAAGGCATTTCTTGGCTATCTCCGTAGCTTTCTTTGTATTCAGATATTGTTCCGTTAGCATTATGGATTTGACTGTCTGTAAAGTCAAAATAACAACTTATTGATTTTCCATAATCGTAGTCGTATGCACCTAAAAGTTGACTAAGACTTAAATCTTTCCCCTCTCTATTTACCATTACTGGCATTAATAGTGCAAATGTATTTCCAGTAGGAGTGATATTTTTTTCAAAAGAAATAATTCCAGCTCGGCTTGGCTCGGACAAATGAATGTACACTTTAGGACAATTTTGTATTTTCATCATTGCTTCTAAAGTTTCAATCAAAAATTTTCCATTAAAACCAATTGCTTTTCCATCAGCGAATTTATAAGCTACTTGTGTAGTAGTTTTATTTGCATAATTAATAGCAACTTTTGTGTACTGGTACAATTTCATTGTGTCAATTTCATACACAAATGGATTTTCTCTAGGAATTACCGCTTCCCAATTAGGATATTTTTCTTGCTTTACAACTTTGTCTGCTTCTTCAATTGAGGTAATTTTTTCTGTTCCTCTAAATCCAGAATTTTTATAAGCTTTTAATGTATTTTGCGTAGCATAATTTCCTTTAAAGTCTGAATGTTTGTAGGCAATGTGTAATAACTTATGAGCATCTGTTACAACTAAACCTTTGTCAGCAAAATGGATTGTTGTCATTACTGGACGTAATGAATCATCGCCTAAAAATTGTTTAACAATTGTATTTAAACCTTTGTCAAATGGGTTTAAATTAAATGTAATTGGACGAATTGCTTTTACATTTTTCCAACGAACTGGCACTTCGTTCCAATTGGTAACGGAAGATCCAGAATTAATATCTTGTTCTTTTTCCATAGGGATTTCTTTTATTTCTTCAATAACTGGTGTACTTGAATTTTGAGGTGGTGTACTTAAACTTTCTACTGATGTACTTAAATTTGTTGTTTCTGGGTTGACTTCTTGGTTTTCTTTAATTGATGTTTCAGCAATTAACTTCCATCTAGATTTTATATTTCTTAAAAATTCCTCTCCAGATAAATCATAGTTTTCTGAAATTTCATTAGGAATGTCTTTGTCATATAACTCAACTTCAACGTAAGGAATATTGCCATTTGTTCTTTTAATTTTAGCTTTTCCAGTATTTCCATCGTAGTAATCAAAAACTACTCCATCGTATTCTAATAATTCTGAAACTGGTGCTAAACTATAATGATTTATTGCAGTATCATCTAATGGTTCTGAATATTCTAAAAGTCCAAATTTATAATTATCTTCTTCTTCTTCAACGTAACGAATAAAGTTTTGTTTTGGATATGTGCCAATATCAAATGGTCTAATAGTTAATGCGTAAGTATAAGTTTTATCGCTAATTTTTTTGCCTTGTTCCATTTTTTCGGGGATTGCTTTGTCAAGTTTTTTGTAGTAATTATAATCTTCGTTGATATGATCGTATGCAATAAATGAAGCAATAATATCAATTGGAATATCTTTACGTCTGAAAGCTTCAATTGTTGCAGAATGTTCCATTTCGTGTTTAGCTCCCTCTTGTAAATTATCAACTTCTTCTGGCGATAAAAATTTCCACTCTTTGTTTACTTTTCGATAATAGGTATTTGCTCCACCAATAACTCTAATTTGAAGTAAGTTGTTTTCGTAAATATCTGAATTGGATTTTTCAATGCTTCCTCCATCTTCAAAACGAATATCTGAATTTCTTTTAATCCATAAATTTTTTGCTTCGTTTGATATTTTATCAGGAGAAGGTTTTAATTTTTCACTTGTAACAGATTCAATAAAATTATAAAGATTTAATCCCAAACCTTTTCTTCTGTAATTTTCATTTATTCTAATGTTAATCAGATAGTTTTCTTTTTCATTTAATGTTGCTCTACCTATTTCTTCCCCATTTGGCAGTTCAATAGTAAATACATTTTGTAATGGGTGTATATTTAATCTTGAAAAGAAAAAAACATCACCACCTATTTTTTTAAATCCACGTATTTGATATACCTCTTTATAATCATCATCTAATTCCTCAATACTAAATCTATTTTTAGTTCCGTTAGAATCGGTTCTTTCGTAAAAATCAATAGCTTCTTCTACATTACCTCCATCTTCAAACCTTAATTTTTTCTTTTTGGTTATTTCGGCAACTAATTCTGTACGTTCTTCATCAGTTGAATATTTGAAAACTTTTATTCCATTTTCCTTTAAAATAGAAATTGCTTTGTCAAGTTCTGAATCTTTTGATTTTGGAACAACTGCATATTTGAACTCGCTTAATTTAACTGCTCTCTGCATTTTAGCTTCAAAATAATCAACTGGAGAATTTTTTAATTCATTAGCAAATTGCTTTGCTAAATCAACTTCATATTCGGTTGCTGAAAATCCATTTCTTCTTAATGCACTAGACATACTTGTACCTTTGAAATAATCAGCTAAAGACTTTGACAAGTCGCTTAATTTATCCCATTGACTAGAATATTGGTATTTAATACGCTCTGAAAGTTTGTAAAATTCTTCTCTTTGTTCTTCGGTTATTGGAAATACTTTGTCTGTATCTTCTAAAATATTGCTTGATTTTTTCATATCAGCAATACTGTTGAATTGTTTGTGAGCAAATGACCTTGCTTTGTTTAATCCATAAACCATTGTTTTTTCTTGACCTCTTACTTTTCCGCTTGTAACATCAACTAAATTATCTAAAGTCCAAGCCATTTTTTCCTTGCCTTGTTCAAAATAGGAAGCACCTTGCCATTGATCCATAAAGTCTTTTAACCATTCGTCATATTCTTGTTTATGGAATCTTACTACCTTATTTACAACATTTTTTAATTCTGAATCGTCCAATTCGTCTTTTGGATATAAATAACCAGCCAAATTATCAATAATATAAGCACTTATGCTATCTGGCTCTGCATATCTTGTAAGGTTTTTAAAAATTGCGGTTCTGAAATATTCTTTTAATTCTAAGTCGGAATTGTAGTTTTTATCTAAATAGTTATTTATGCTAGTTACTAATATTTGATAAAATTTTTCAGTTGTTTCTGGAGTTAGATTAGTTTCATTATTTCGATATTGTTCATATACTTTTTTAGCGAATTTTTTTTCTTCTTCTGTAAGTAAAAAAGGCATATTATTCCACATATTACTTACTACTTTTTTCTTCGGTAATTTGAATGGAATATCTTTGTCAATTAAAAAGAATATTTTAAAATCTTCATAGTAATTTTTGAATAAAAATTCACTTGTTGAATTGCCTAAATTTTTAAACCAATTAGAGTATTTTCCAATTTTGTTTTCTAAATAATTAGGCAAAGATCTTGCCCAATTTCCATCTTGTTCTTGAACTATTTTCCACGATTTATTTTGAAGTTCTAAAGTAACATTTTCAGCTTTTCGTTTGTCAAAATAATACAATTTTCTAGGAACTGTTGGAGAATAAACATCGCCAGAAAAAACTTTAACTCCATACTTGTTTAATGCTGGATCTATTAAGTTTTTATCACAAATTAAAGTTATGTTACCAAATTGGTTAAATTTCATTTCTGGTTTTAAAATTGCAATACTAGGAGTAATTAAACCACCAAGTTTTTGAGCATCAATAATGTTACTAGCCCACAAATTATGAATAGCAATTAATTCATCATCTGGAGTTGATTTTGATTTCTTTTCTGGAATTTTACTACCTTGTTCAAACTTATCCGCTTGGGGTTCAGACAACCTTTTAATTTGTGCTTCAATCTCAATTTTTTCTGTATCGCTTGATATTGGCAACAATGCTTTTAGACCTTTAATAGCATCTGCTGGACTTGTTGTTCCTCCAGTTTCAAATGAAACGTCTGAACTAATATTTGTGCAAACAATATTATCTCTATCAGCAATAATTATGTTTTTATCGCTAATTGTATTTATCAAATTTATATCAAATTGCTTTGAATTACTTGTTTGTTCTGAAACAATTATCCTTGCTATTCCAATTTCAATTTTCAGTAATTTTGATAAATTATTTGCTAATTCTAGTGAATTTATTGTGTCAATTGGTTTTAGATTTTTTTGACCTCCAGAATTAAAAGTTATTAAAAATATTGATTTAATTTCTTTAGGAACAATTTTATCTCCAGCACCAACATAAACATTTAAGTTTTGAAAGTCTGTAAAATAACCATTGTTTTGGATTGCTTCTGAATTTTTAATAAAATCTATACAATTTTCTTTTTTTGCTAAACCTCCAGTTTCAAATTTAGGAGCATTTTTCTTTAATGGGTTGTTTCCCCAAATTAGTAATGCTTTGTATTTTCTTGTTTTTTTACCTTTTTCGTCAGTTAAATCTCCTTTAACTCCAGACATTCTTGAAATAAATGAAATTTGCTTGTTCGCCCATTTCCACATTTCAGTTGTCCAAGCTTTGTAGCTGGTTTTCTTCATTTTAAGAATCCATTCAGCACTTTCTCTACCAGAAGAAATTCCTTGTTCTTTGGCTTCGCTTTCAGTCAATCCAGAATCTTTTCCGTCTTTTGAGTGGTAGTATCTAGAAAGTTCCGTATAAGTCATATTTACAACTTTTTTCCACTTGTTATAAACCAATTGTTTTTCTTTATTGGTAATTTGACCTCCGTTTTCAAACTTTTCTAATGCTTTGTCCGCTTCATCTGGTGGAGGAATTGGCACTCCATTTCCAGCACTTTGATTGATTTTAGAAAGTTCTTCCCAATGTAGAGCAGTTGCTTTTTTGTTGATAATCGCTTCCCCTCCCTCAACTTCAATCGGTTGTCCAGTATCGGTTACTATCGCTGGAATACCGCCCTCTGCGTGAGATTTTCCAACAAATAAACCGCCTTTTTTAGCATCTGATGTTTGTTTGATATTTGCCAATTTTGTAAGAATTTAATTCAGTATGCAATTTTACTAAATTTTGAGCAAATCAACTAACTTTTTGTTTTCTAATGTTAAAAGAGTATTTTTGTCATTGTATAAAATTTAGAGAAAAATGAAAAATAAATCACTTTGGATTGTAGCTGGAATTACCGCTTTGGTAGTTGGTGGTTACTTTGTTATGCGTAGAATTAAATTTCAATCGCAAAATCCACAAAAAAACGAAAGAAAAATTAGCTTAGTTTCAACCAATTAATTTAAAATTTTAAAAAATGGCAACATTAACATTAGCAGTTCCAGTTGTTAGTCCAGTAGTTCTAAACTCTCCGACAAGCTGGTACAAAACAAGACAAGGACTTAAAGACCAAATGATTAATACTTGGGCGAAATATGGTAAATGGTTCAAATATTATGCAGAAACTTCAAAAGTTCCAGCAGAGATTCTATTGGCTTTCACAATGGTTGAAAGTGGTGGAAATCCGTTGGCTGGAGGTAGTAGTTCTCCGACACAAGGATTGATGCAATGGAATAGAACATTTGCTGGTGGAAGCGGAAATACTGACTTTGTATTAACAAGAGAGTTTTTGAAAGGAAGATTATCACAAGCTGAAAAAGATAAATTGGCGAGTTTTGGAATTAAGTTTGATTCTAAAGGACAAACACGTTCAATTACACAAGCTGATTTGCAAAATCCAGAATTGAACATTTTGATTGGATCTATTATTTTAGGACAATACATTGACGAAAGTTGGGGAACTGACGATGGTAAAATCCGAATGGATAGAATTATTGCTAAGTATAATTGGGGTTCTGGTGGCTTCAAAAAAAATGGACTTGCAACCAAAGATTTGCAAGGAGTAATTGCAAATATTCCAAGTACTACAAAAACTTACATTGAAAAAATGTTGGGTAAAAATGGTGCGTTGGACATTGCAGTAAATGATAAAATTGTTTCATAATGGCTCAAAAAAAAGATAACAACAAACAATTGCTAATTGTAGCTTTATTTATTGGGTTGGCAGTTGGAACTTACTTTTATTTTCGACCAAAAAAGAAAAATGAAATTGAAGTTCTAAAAGACGTTTTTGATAATTTAACTTTTGAAACTGGAAAGGCAATTATTAAGGACAATTCCTTTGCTTCATTAGACGATTTAGTAAATGTTTTGAAAAAAGCACCAAACTGGAAATTAAAAATTGTTGGACACACTGATAATCAAGGTTCAGAATCAACAAATCTTATGCTATCAAAAAAGAGAGCAGAAGCAGTAAAAAATTACTTATTAAAATCTGGAATTGTTAATGAGGTTGTAACCGATGGTTTTGGAGAAAGTAAACCAATTGCTTCAAACACTACTCCAGAGGGTAGAGAAAAGAATAGGAGAGTTGAATTTACAATTGTTAAGCCAGATAAATCTGAAATCGAAGTAACAAAGTAAATAGGTGCAAAATATTGGTAAATAGGTGCAAATTATTGCACCTATTTTTTTTGCGATATTCTCTTAAAATCTCGGAGTTTTTATTTAATTAGGATTCGGAAAAAATCGAAACTATAATAGTAAGCGATAGAGGTGTATTTTATTCTTCTTTTCTTTTACCACAATTTTCACACTCAAAAGTGTCTTTACTTGAATGGTAATTTCCCCACAAATATCTGTATTGGTGTCCTAGAAAAAAACATTGGATTCTTTTTAAAATTGTTTTCATTTTTGCCACGTTGTTTGATGGTAAATTTTCATATTTAGTTCTTTTGCAATTACACGTTCTAGTCTTGCTCCTTTGCTTTTATGCCAATTTTTTAGCATATAAATACTGTCGCAATGAAGTAAGGAGTGTAAATCAACTTTCATAAACTCCTCCCAACTTTTGTCGTGTTTGGAATGATTAAGTTTCATTGGGTTTACTACGTCATAGCCTTGTTCTGTCAATATTTTTTCAGCTTGATTAAACATTTCTTCTGGATTTTCTAAGCCAGTAATTTTACCGCTAATATAAATTCTTTCCATTTTTTAAAATTGAAATTGTTGTTGATTAAAATAAGGCTTAAATCGTTGATTCTGTAAATCAAAATATTCTTTGTCAATTTCATATCCAACAAAAGTGTAATTATGCAAATGACAAGCTATTCGGCTACTTCCAGAGCCTAAATGAGTGTCAAGTATTATATCTCCCTCTTTAGCAAAGTTATTCAAGCAAAAAGCATATAATTCAATTGGTTTTTGCGTTGGGTGGATTTTACCGCCAGTTCTATTATCGTACTTAAATAATTTGGCTGGTTTATCGAAAGAAGTCCAAGCCATTTCTATTTGACTAAAATTTGGAAATGGTTGCATTTTATCCCAAGCAATTACGCAACGTGTAGGTGGTAGTTCAAAATAGTTTCCTCCCCAAATTATTTGATTTTTTGAAACTCTAAAAAGTTGTTCAAAATATTCTGGAGGTGGTTTTAAATCCCAAGCTTCAAATTTTTTTGCTGATTGATTTAAAACTCTATTTTTTAATTTTCCACTTCCATTATATGTTGAAGAATTAAGCCCTATTTGATAAGGAGGATCTACTATTGCTAAATCAAAATAGTTGTCTGGATAATTTATTAAATCTTCCATACAATTTTTGTTATGCACTATTGATTCTACTTTCATACTTTATTTTTGTTCTGGGTTACTCTTATTTTGTCCCCATTTAATTAAAATTGTATGAGTTAACCAACCAAAGGCTATACCTCCAGTTTTTTTAAACTCAATTACTACAACTGGAATTAAAAGCATTACTTCTTCGTCTTTCCAATTATTTATGATTTCTGCTTTCATATTTATTTTTATTTGTAAACAATTATTGAGCCTTGATAGGCGTGTCTTTTTTCTGAATTAATTTTCCAAACATTTCCATCTTCACTAGAAAGCGAATCCATAAACGCTTTTTCATAATTGTCAATATCTGGACGTGTCTTAACTGGAAGCTTATTCATTTTTTCTTTTTTCTTGTTACTCCAGCTTTTTGGCATAGGAACAAGGAAAATTATTTCTAATGTATCTCCCAATTCATAATTGAGCATTTTTGCTTGGTGTTTCAAATTGTTTTTAAAATTGAAATACTTTGTTACTTCTGCTCTTTGTCTTTTATTTGGATCAGCGTGATTAGGATTTGTTTTCCATTTATCAGATTGTGTCATTCTAACTGCTCCAACTGGAACTAAATCAAATATGTAAATCTTTCTTGAATAGTCCAACTCAAACTGGCTTTCTGATAGAGGTTTAAAAGCATTGTTATTTGTCCACGTTTGACCTAAAGATTCTTTACGCATCTTTTAATTCAATTTCATTAACAATTACTGGATTGTTGAAAACTAACAACTTGTAAGTTTTTTTCTTCTCTGAAATGATTTCTATAACTGTTCCAGAAAGTCCTTTGTAGTAAACGATTTGTCCAACTTTAAATTTCATACTTATTTTTTTTTGTTTTTGATTTGAATAGAAAATGGTTGCGGTTTAACATTTGCCATTTTTAGAGGAATAAATTTTGCGTTTGTGTTATTTTTTTTCGGGTAAAAACATTGCATTGTATAAATTTCTACTTCTTTTGATTCTAGTGTTATTTGATTTAAACCTATCCAAAAGCAAAAATGAAATTTAGAAACCAATACTTTTAAGTCGTACTTTTTAGGAAGCATATTTTTTAAAATTTTAAAATATAAAAACAACTTCTACTGGAAAGTCTAATGCTTTGCTTATTGTCAATGCGGTTGTTAAATTTAAGTTTTGCTTTTTCCCATTGATGATTTTTGACATATAGCTTGGATCTATTTGTGTCAATTCAATAAGCTCTGCTCTTGTCATATTTCTTTGATATAGACATTCATTGATTCTGTTTCCTTTAAGAATTTCCATAATTATTTATTTGATTTGTTTGTTAACTTATTAATTGCTGATTCAATAATTTGCTCACACAAAGCATTTGGTATTTTACTTCGTGTATATGCGTTTTTCAACCCTTGTGTTCCAGTTTTTGAGCCTCTGGGTGCTTCTTCGTGGTGGCACTTGGTATTGCCATTAAAACAAGTTTTTGGAATAAATACATTTTGATTAAACAATGAAAATATATTGTTACTCCAAATATCCGTTGGCTTCATTCTATTATCCCCATATTGGCAATACATAATTGTTGTTCTAGGCAAGTTCAACATAACATTTAATTTTCGTAGTTTACCTCTTGGATTTTCAATGTACCAAATAAGACTTGGGTTTTTATTTAAAAAGTAATCAATTATTTCCAATGTCTTTAGGACAATTTCTACTCCAATCAAGGCATTACTTGATTTTGGTGTATGCAATTGAGTATTTCCAATTGTTTCTAATTTCCAATGATGTCCAATAGATGCAACCGAAAAAAAAGTACAAGGAGGAGAAGCCCATATAATGTCTGGAACAAATGGAACTTTACCAACTTCAAACTCCAAAATATCAATCACATAATCTATTTTTTCAAAACTATTTATATCTGATGAAAAAACTTGACAGTCGTTTTTTTCGGCTACATTTCCAATAGATCTACTTCCAGCAAACAGTTCTAAAACTTTAATTTTTTGCATTTGCAAGTCGTTTATAAATGAATTTTTCTGTTCCTTTATGTTCTTTGTATTCCCAACTTTCTCCTAATATTTCTTTCACTTGATGGATATTCATATTGTGAAATAATGCTGAATTTTTGCCTTTGGTAGCGATAATAAAATTGTTTAAATCCAAAAATAAATACCACTCATTATTCTTTCCAGAAAGTTTAGAAAGTCCTTTTTCAATAATTATCCTATCTAAATCTTTGAGTTGCTCTTTAAGTTTTGGATTCATTTCAACTTCACTCATTAAAGAAGAAATTCCTAATGAAACGCCAGAATGACTTGATAAAATTAGGTATTCGGATAATTCTTTTTGGGTAGCTGAAAAATGCTTTTGAGCAAAGTAACCTATCATCTTTTTAATAGTTGGAGTAGGTGCTTTTCGCTTGGTAAAATCTATTTCATCTGGTAGTATATTTAAGTATTCCAGAATGATACCTTTAATAGATTCTAATTTGTGGTGTTTTAGTTCCATAATTTAAAAAGGTGTATTTGGTTCTGAATCGTCATTATCACTTTTTGGCATACTAAAATCAATTGGCGTGAATTGTGGTACTTTAGTACTACTATTTACGTCCTCAAAGGTACTATTTTTTGGCAACATAGTACTACTATTTGCTGAATTATTTAGACTTAAAGTACTATTATTTGAAGCATTGCTAGGTATATAATTACTACTACTTGAATCGCTAGAATATAAGGCAGAATTAAGATTATGGTTAGTAACTTGGGTGTATTCTCCGTAAAAAGATAGTGGAATCTCTCCCAATACGCCATTTCTGTGTTTTGCAACCATTAACATAAACAAATTTTGAGTATCAAGCATTGTTCCTCCCCAATCATATTCAGATAAAGAATAGTATTCTGGACGATAGCAAAATAATACCATATCGGCATCTTGTTCTATTTGTCCACTATCCCTTAAATCTGAAAGCATAGGTACTTTGCTTCCTCCACGTTGTTCAACATTTCTACTCAATTGAGAAAGTGCTATTACTGGAATATTTAATTCTTTAGCAATTGCTTTTAAACCTTTTGAAATTTCTGCAACTTCTTGCTCCCTTGAAGCGATTTTCATTCCAGAACGCATTAATTGTAAATAGTCAATAATAATCATTTGAACTCCGTTTTCACGAACCATTTTTCTAGCTTTGGTTTTTAATTCCATTAAAGAAATATTAGCGGTATCATCAATGTACAATGGTGCTTGTTCTAAACAATTGCAAGTGTCAACTATTTGATTTATCTCCTCATAAGTCAATTGCTTTTTTACGACTTTAGAAACATTCACTTTGCTTATAATTGATTGGATTCTGGCTACTACTTGTTCTTTGGACATTTCAAGTGAAAAGAAAGCAACTGGAATTTTTTGATTGACGACTGGCTCAATTAAAACTGAAATTGAAAATGCAGTTTTACCCATACTTGTTCTACCAGCCAAAATTATTAAGTCCGATTTTTGAAAGCCATTTGTAAGTTGATCTAGTCTTTGGATTCCAGTAGGAACTCCACTAGATTTATTTCCCATATTTTCATACGCTAATTTCATTGATTCTGTATGTATTGAACCAAGTGGAATTAAATCTTTACTCACTAATTCTTTTGTTGCCAAATCTAGTTTTCTTTGCAAGTCGGCATATACGTCAAAAACGTCTTTTTTATATTCAATCATTTCAACTTGTGCTTCCGAACAACATTCGTTTATGTATCTGGACAACCAATATTGTTGCAACATTCTCAAATAATACTCTAAATTTGAAGTTGAGGAAATTGAGGAAATTAAATCTGAAATATAAATAACTCCTCCAGCATTTTCTAAATTTTGCTCTTTTCTCAATTTTTCAACCAACGTCAATAAGTCAATTGGTATATTTTCAACGTGGAGTTTTATAATTGCATCGGCAATCACAATGTTTTGTTCATCTGAAAAAAGCTTCAATTGGAAATCGCCACCAAGTTGAAATATTGCATTTTTGGATAATAAAATAGATCCCAAAACAATTCTCTCAACTTTATGCTGGTGCATTTCGTCCATTTCTGTTTTTACAAGTATTCTTTTAGTCATTGGGAAATTATAACTTGTTTGTTTTATTTGAAGTCGGCTTTAATCTGAAAGCATTGATTTTCGCCCAATTACGAAAATGAGAATTAACTTCTGAAATTTCTTTATAAGTTCGTTGCAATGCCATTTGTTCTAGGCAAAATTCTTCCAGTAATTGATTATACTGAATTTGTGATATTCGATTTTGCATACAAATAATATCTCTCAATTGTTGATTCTGGAGCATTTCGTCTTTAAATACATAAATTGGCTTGATTGATATTTGTGGCATTATATTACCAAATTGAAACCCTATTTCAAATCCAGTCATAAACATATCTTTTTCAGCTCCGTTGTCTGGATATATTTTACTTAAAGTAGATTCCGACCATTTTTTAGATGCTAACTCTTTGATATTCATTTTAATTTTTTATTTAAAGGTTTACTACAAAAACAAGGGTGTACTGAATTATTCCCATAACAAGCACAACCTAAATCTTTCAGTTGTTTAATTGTTGTACTATCTGGACTTACTTTAATAACATTCCAAGCTTCAATGATTTTTTCAGCTTTGGTTTTTGGAACTAAAACTCCAGTTATTGAACTTATTGCAATTTGCAATGCTTGACTATCTTCCATAAAGTTCTTTTTCTAGTTGTTTAATAACTTTTTTAATTGCCTTGTATCTTTTTTTTCCAGAAGTAAAATGATATGCAGTTGTTCCAGCTTTTGTATTTCTGTAAGGAATCCAAAGAGGTGCTAAATGCGTTTTTATTTGTTCGTTGGTTAAATGCGTATTCTCAAAAAAATAATTGCATAAACATTGATCCCAAGAACGATAACCATACTTTATTAAAAACTTTTTTTTCGGGCGAAAATATTTTTCAGCATCTTCAAATAATCGAAGTTTAAATGGTATTTGCATTTGGATTTTTTTTAAGAATTAAGAATTTCTTGAATATGAGAATACATTTCCTCCACGTTCTTTTTTAAGTTGCTTAAAGGAACTTTTTTGCCAGTAACTTGAATTTCGGCAATATGAATATCTTTTGCATATCCATAAATAAATCCTAAATAATCTTCTGGACTTCTTTTTCCATTAGAATAATTTCTAGGTGCTGAACCTCCTCCGCTTCTAGCTGGAGGAGTGGCTGGTTTCTGGTGTACAATTTTGAATACCTTATCTATTTCGTTATATTCATACTCAATGGTATCTCCATCTTTGTATTGTCCAAGTGTTTCAAATCCTCCAGAACCAGAATCTCCGTTTTCCATTTCTAAATTGTAGTAGTGTCGAATAGTTCCACCATCTTTTGATCTCCAAGTGTTCTTAAATGAACAATGCGAAATTTTGCTCTTTTTATTTGCCATAATTTAAGGTAATTAAAGGTAATTTTAGATAATTATTATTTTTTCAGTTACAGATTTATCATTATGAACTCCAGTAGCATATTTAAAAGAATCAGCAAATTTGTAATAAAAAATAGTATTATATTTTCTACAAATTAAATCTGCATAACTTAAAACATAAATATTTGATTTTGTTTTTATAGTTAAAGTGATTAATGAATCAGTTACAGTTTGTTCAAATGAAATAAATTTTTTGCTATTTTTAGGATAACACAAGTTGACAATTTCATCAAGGTTATTTCCTAACCATTGTACATTTTTCATTTTACTAGCTTTCAAAAATTAATACTAATTCATCTATTGTTTCGTCCTCCATAAGTCGAACCCATACTTCATTGATTAAAGAACATTTTTCATTCTCAATTTCATTTACGTTAATGTACTCAATCAGATTGGCTAACTTCTCAATTGGCTTTAATTTACGATCCTCAACATTCTTTGTTGTGGCTCTAACTATTGCACCCTCTGGAGCATTTTCGTTAGCGTTTGAAATTGCTTGTTCAACTCTTTCTTCCCATTCATCTTCTGAATACTTATCCGTAATTGAAGTAGTTGCTAAACCAGAAATATAACCCTCTTGGATTCTATCTTTGATTTTCATTGGCAAACCAGATAATTTTACTAGATAATAAACGTGAGGTAAGCTTCTACCCATCTTTTTAGCAATATCGTCAACTCTATAACCAAAATCAATTAATCTTTGAACTGCATTTGATTGTTCCATTTCATTCAATGGCTTTTGTCCAGTTCCAGTAATTAGCATTGAAATAACTTGTTCTTCTTCATTTCCTTTAAAAGCTAGAACATCAACATACTGATATTCGTGTCCAAGTTCAATTGCCAAAAGAATTGCTTGTAAACGTCTATGTCCATCAACTACTTCCCATTTTTCAGAATCATCTTTTAATTCTCTGGCTTTGATTGGAACTTGCAAACCACTCTCAATAATCGAAGTCATTAATTCTTCTAAATTGCCATAATCTTTACGGACATTGAAACCATCTTTAATGATTAAGTTTCGGGGATCAACCGACATTAATACTCGGTCTTTTCTTTTTGTTTTTAAAACTTCTGTTTTCATATTTATTTGTTTTGGGATTTTAATTGCTCTTTTAAATTTCTTTTTCTAATTTTTCTAACTTATAGCAAAAAACTTTTATGCTTTTCGTAGTCCAAATCTGTCAAGTGCCATTTAGGAAAAATCATTTTTAATCTATTTTCATCAGTTATTCTTCCAGTTTCTTGTTCTTCTCTCATTTGAAGAAACCAAAACGCTTGTGATAATCTTGACATAATGTTTTTTTTATTTATGGTGTTATAACTCCATTTATTAACTCTTGATAATTAAAGTTGCTACCTAAAGCATCTACAATAGTTGTTGTTTCATCTGAAAAAGCTAATAATTTAGCATCAAAAATGAAAATGTGTTTTGGTATAGAAATACAAAAAGTAACAAATTCTACTCCTTTTGGCGTTATTTTCCAATATCCAGAAGTTTTTGATTTCTTTTTTTCGTCAGTAGGTTTTGTCATTTCTTCAACTAAACCCCAATAAAGTAATTTTGATATTTCGCCACCAGTTACTCTTGCAAATTGTGTGTGATGTAAATACTCAACATTTCTAATTTTGGAAATTCGGTATAATTGAATAAGCTCGTAAGCCATTCCGCTATTTAATTTTCGCTTGTAAACTTTTGCTATTTGAGTGCAACAAGGACAAATACAACCATCGGTTTTATTTTCTTTTACCCAATCAATGCTTTCATTAAGCATTGTCATAAGGTTAGTTGTCATTCTTTTCATTATTCAGCGTATGAAGTATTGAAACCATTTTCTTTAAGCAAAGAAATTGCTTGTTGTGGTAATTCAAACACACCATCATAATCTCGGATTTCTTTTGTTCCATCTTCACACCAGATACCTATATTCTCGCATTCTTCTAGTGCTGGAATATCCCATTCAATAAAATAATAATCTGGATCATCATCAAATCCATATAAAGTCATTGTTGATTTATGCTCTCCTAATGGAGTTCTAGTTGCAGACATACTTGTTTCTAGGACAAGTGTAGAAACAAATTCTTTTTCAGCGATAGTATTCATTTTTGCGTATTTAATTTGATTGTAAAAGTCATTTGGTATTAAACAAGGAAATTTAATTTCAATGGGTAAATTATGTTGTTCCACAATTAAGATTTTTGAATTATTAATTCATTAGCGGAAAAATCTGTTTGGTTATTAGGGAAGCTTGGATTTACGCCTAATAAACCATACACTTTAATTCCTTTGATCTCAAAAACGTCTTTTACTTCAAATGCTTGTCCATTAAGCTTTGAATATTGACTTGCTTTTTTTACATTGATAATTGCTTTCATACTTATTTGTTTTAAACATTTTATGGAACAAAAATACCTTTTTTTGTTTATTAAAATATAAAACAACAAATATTTTTTATTAACATTGAATTGTTAGTTCTTAACATTTAAAACTTTCTTACAATATCTTTTAATTCGTAATGGGTTGGGGAAACTTTAATAGCTGGAATCAGCTTAAATACTAGCTTTTGTTCTTCAAAATACTTTACAACTTCTTTTCTAGCTTTGTTTGTAAAGCTAATCGCATCAATATTATAATCAACATAATTATCTCCAGCGATTTCTAATGCACCATCAATAATCTTGTAAAGTTCATTTCTAATGTTGTCATAAACCAATTGGTCTAATGTATTATCGCATTCAATTTGATATTTCTCATTATTGAAAGTGTAAGTCTTATAATTGCTCCTCGCTAAAAATGAAAAACAAAGGCGTTTTACCACTTTATAATCATCATTAAAAATGTATTTTTCATAAAACTTTTTTGAAACATAACCTAAACGATAACCCATTTGCCAATAAGCCGAAGATAGATCCAAATTCCAGAAGTAACTTTCAGTTGGAACTGATTCAAAAGATTTACGATTCTTTCCTCTGGACGTACCATTGAATTTAATTTGTTTTGTAAATAGTTCTGGATTTTCTGAAATGTTCTTGTATAATGTCTTTTTGAATGTGCCAATAAACGAAGAAAATTGAGCATCGGATATTTGACCTAATTCAAGGTATTTTCCACCATCAAGCAATGTTACAAATGGTTTATTGTGGACTATCAATGTTTTTCGTGAGCCTTTCGTATGTTCTGAATATGGAACTCCATTTTTTATTTGAAGTTCCAGTAATTCAGAATATTTTTCGGCAGTTACAGATTTTGCCATTTTACCAATTGTTTTTAAATTCAATCAATGGAATCCATCTATGAATTGACCTTGAAAAAAAGAAATCTCCAGAATCGGCAAATCCTATAAAAAACAAATCTTCTTTTTCAATATAAACTCCCTCATAAATTGTAGGAGGTAAATTAAAATCTTTTGTTGCGTAAAAAGCTACTAATTGCAGTTCGGCTGGTTTGGATTTTTTTGGATCTAACCAAGTTGGCTTATTAAAAACAAATGGACTACTCTTGTCAATTGGTTGAGTTTGCATATACTAATTTCTTTTTGAAATTATTTTATCGTATGCGATTTTCATTGCTTTTTGAAATTCAACGAAATTATCAACGCTAACTGTTATTTGTGTATAGTCTGTGCATTTACCAACATCATTGAAAATTTTTTGAGTTACTGCAATTGTTTCTGGACAATTATTTCCACAATCGCATTTGAAAGTTGAAATTTCAGTTATCAACCCATTTGTTAATTTTGTAGGTTCTTCACGAATAGTTGTTAAACAAGAGATATATCCACCTCCGACTGCTTCCGTTTGTTCTCTAAATGTTACTTTTTTCATACTTATTTTTTTTTATTTAAAATTTACATAAAAATTACTGCTCTGTCAAGGTTTTATAGCAATTTGGAATATGTGCCACGATTAAATATTTTGCCCTAAAATTTCTTTTTTGTAATCAAGCAAAGGAATACCTTTTACCTTTTTTAAAGTTTCGTTTTTTTGCAAACGTAATGCTTCAATTTTTTCTGAAATTTTTAAAGCTTCAATTTTATACTTTTCATTTTCTTCATCATAAATAATGTAATCTTTCGTATCGTAATCTGATAGTTGGTGCTTTTCGCCTTTTGAATCTTCATAAATAAATCTTCCATCTTTTCTGATACCAATAAGTTTAATCTTTCTATGAGAAGTGGTTACTTGAGGTTTAGTTTCAACCCAAATAGGTTTAAAAACTTCATTATCTTTTATAAAATCATCAATCCACTTTTTTGTTGAAGCAAAGGACTTCTTATTTTCATCTTTATCCCATTTTTCAGAATGACAATAAAATGTTTCTTTTTCTGTGTTAAACGATATTAACCAACCTCTATAAATTTCAATTTCTACTTTCATACGTTTTCTTTTGATTTTATTATTTAATCTTTTTTACTAAATCTACAAAATCTTCCCAATTTTTTCTAGATTTTAAATGAAGTTTATACTTTTTTTGATAGTCTTTTCTTAAAAAAGCATCGTGTGTAGGAATATATAAATACTCATAACCAAATGCTTTTATGCCACCATATCGAACTCCAATTGATAAATAAGGTTGCTTTGAAGCTTGTAAAATTAAAACTGGTGCGTTTTGATTCATTTTAGCCTTTGTAAGCGATTAAAAGTTCACAAACTACCTCGTATGAAGTTTCAACTAAAATAACACCTAAAGGATAGGCACTAGAGAAAACAACGCAACATTCTTCTGGATTCAAAGAGTGATTTTTTGGATCTTCACAACCAAAGTCAGAAAATCTATCATCTTCCAAAATTCGTTCAACTGAAAAAATGGTTGATAAATCAATCAAGGCATCAGTTAAATCCCAAGCCGATCTACTTGGATTGTTTGTTTCATACAAAATTTCGCTTTCTAAAAATCTTTGAGTTTGAATTACTTTTTGAAATTCTATTTCTGGAGAAGATTCAGAAACTAATTCCGCTTCTTCAATTTGTTCAACTGGAGGAACTGGAGAGTTTTCTACTAAATCAATAACTTCTGTATTGATTTTTTCAGATTCTGGCATTACTTGTTTTTTTGTCATACTTATTTGTTTTTAAAATTTTAAAAATTATTTTTTATAAAGCAAATCAACTAATTTATCGTAACGCTCCCAAGTAATTTTTCCAGCAAGGGCATCTTGATAATATTCGTCCATTTTTTTTAACCGAAAAAATTCTACTTCTGATTGAGCAATTTTTATTCGTTCCTCCGATTTTAACCTTTCAATATTAAAATTTTCTGTTGCTCTTATTTTTTCAAGTTCAATTTGTTCAGAAGCGGAAATTTTTGTTGCTTTTGGTTGTTTTGGCTCAATTGCTTTTGATGAACCTTTGTATTCAATAGCTGGATTGTATTGAAGAATTACGCTTTCAACTTCTTCTGGTAAATTTGGATCTCCCTCACTATCGGTTAACGAAATTATACTTGTCCATTTTCCATTTTTATCTGGAGTAGGAGTTGTTGCTAGTATTCTTAATTGAGAGCCAGAACCTAAATCAATCTCTCCCTCTTTTCTTTTTATATCAAGGAAATTTACAAAATTCTTAAAATGTTTTCTGTAAAATTCTTCAATATTTGGTTCAATTTTAACACCACCTTGCAATAATAGATCTTCTTGTCCAACAATATCAGATTCAAAAAATAAATTATCTTCTTTTAGAGTTGCATTTTGAATTGTAGTAAGCAAATCAACTATACCCCAATAATATCTTTCGTTTGGATCGCTTAATTCACTTGGAAAATATGGTAGTTTTTGTAATACTTTAGCAATTATCTGCTTCTGGGTTGGCTTTCCAGTAACAACAGATTTTTTGTTGATTTTTGAATATTGAGTATTTTTAAAGTTAGGATATATGCTACTAGCTAATTGCCTAATCTCTGAAATACTATAAGGAATGTTTTTTTTCTTACGATCCTTAACCAAAAATGATACTATTCGGTTATACTTCCGTAAACCTTGATATTTTTGGCTTTTCTTTGAGTTTCCCATTACTACCTAAAATTACAAATTGTTATGCTTGGCAACGATAAAAGGTGCAATTGTAAGTGTTATTAACGTAATGGGAAAAACCCAAAGATTTTTGTATAAACCGAAAAAAAAAAATTGTTTCATAAAGAAATTTTTATCATTGCCAGAACAAATTTAATTAAAAATTTGAATTGAATCATAAATTTAAAAAAAAATGTTGAATCAATTTTTTTTGAGGGATAAAGAAATAATAATAGAAGAAATGTTTTATTCTTTTTTTTTTT